TGTTACAGGGTGGTAATGTTGGTATAGGTGTTACTGATCCAGACGCAAAATTAGAAGTTAATGGTCAGGTAAAGATAACTCAAGGATCGCCAGCGGTAGATAGCGTATTGAGATCCGATGCTGTTGGATTAGGAACGTGGGCAACTCTAACCTCAATAACGGGAGTCGGAACAACTAAATTCGGAACAGAAAGTATTGGCGACGCATCAAGTACAGTCAGTGTTACTTTCGGTGCAGCATTCGGAGATACAAGCTACGCTGTAACAGGATCTATTATGAATATCACAGACGGTACACCGTCTCAGTATGCTTTTACTATTACAGCAAAATTAACTACCGGATTTACAGTTACACTTTCTGGAGATACCGATAGTGCAAATTATGATTTTGAATGGATGGCAATACACGCCTAAATAAACATTTCACATTTATAATATCAAAATCATTTATAGTATAATGAATACGATATTGAAGGAGTTTTCTTATGAAAACAGAAGATTTTATATTGCGTTTTATTGAAAAAAATGGTATATTAAGAGATAACAATTTTTATTTAGGTTTAAATTGGGATCAATGGAAAAACTTAGCTTCGATCTGCGGAAAAATAGAATTCAATTGCGGAGGAAATAAAGAAGACTCTACAAAATGTTCTGGTGCTTATAGTGCATCGAACAAAGGATGCTGCACAGAATGTCGTTTAACAATGGGTTATCATTCAATACTTCCCAAAAATCTAATGCTTCTTCGAGAAATAGCAGATAGATTTGATTCAAAAACAGGTTTTTGGCGAGCAGAACCAGATCCTCGTACAAATAAACATTGCACATTACCATACGGATGGAGATCTCCCATCTGTTTAGGTTTTTATTGTAAAAACGATTTATCTGTAGTGGAAGATTCTTTCCTTGATCTAATTACCGGTAAAATGCCATGGAATGTTTTTGTAGTGCAAACAATGTCTATGCATTTAAGATCTAAAAAAAATCCAAACAAAAAACAATCTATTATAAGTGACGAAAATATTAATAGATTAACAAATACTATTGAAAAATAACTAAAAGTGAATCTAAAAAATGATAAGTATTATTATTCCAACATATAATCATGTAAAAGATTATCTACTGCCATGCGTAGATAGTATTATAAAATATACAAATTTAGAAGATGTCGAAGTTGTTATAATTGCAAATGGATGTAATGATAATGCTCGTAAACATCTTGAGCTCTTAGGTAGTCCTTTTAAGTTTTTTTGGTTCAATAAAGCATTAGGTTATACTAAATCTATCAATGAAGGAATAAAAAGATCTAATGGAGAATATATTTTGCTTCTTAATGACGATATTGTTTTATTAGAACAACAGAAAAATTCATGGATTGATATATTAAAAAAACCTTTCATAGATAAAGATAAAACAGGCATAACTGGTCCTGTAAAATTTAATTGGGATTGTGCGGGGATAAACAGAACAGCAATAGCATTTTGGTGTGCGATGTTCAAAAGATCACTTGTGGATGAAATTGGTTTTTTAGATGAAATATTTAATCCGGGAATGGGAGAGGATGGAGATTTTTCAATAAAAGCAGAAATAAAAGGATATAAATTAATCCAAGTTCCTATTGATCTTAATAATAATTTTAATACAGGATTAATAGATAATTCATTTCCTATCTTTCATAAAGGAAATGGAACATTTGTAAACGAAAGTAAAAAAAATAAATATATCGAAAAAAACAATAAGATACTAGAAGAAAGATATGGGATTAAAGAAACAAAATCTATAGAAGAATTAAGTGAATTAGAAAAGATATATAAAGAATGTTCTAATCACTCATGTGATGTTAATGAATTGTTTCCTATCTTTAGGAAATACGCTTCAGAATGTAAACATATAACAGAATTCGGAGTAAGAGATGTTTTTTTTACTTATGCGTTTTTAGCTTCAAAACCAGAAAAAATGAAATCTTATGATATTTATACTTGCATTTTAATAAATAATGTATACAGAGTTGCTAAAGAAAATAATATAGATTTTTCTTTTACCGAAAAAGATGTTTTAAAAGCAAATATAGAAGAAACAGATCTTTTGTTTATAGATACAAAACATACATATGATCAATTAGTGCAAGAACTAAAAATTCATTCAAATAAAGTAAAAAAGTATATATTAATGCATGACACTGAAAAATATGGATATCGGGGTGAAAACGGAGAAGATAAAGGATTAGTTTTGGCTATTGATGAATTCTTGGAAGAAAACAACCAATGGAAAAGGAGAGAAGTTATCAAAAAATCAAATGGATTAACGGTATTGGAAAAGGTAAATAAAAAACCATTTATCAGTATAATAATCCCAACTCATAACCATTTAGAAGATGCTTTGAAGCCTTGTTTAGAAAAAGTATTTTCTTATACAGATTTAAGTAATAAAGAGATTATAGTTGTTCCTAATGGATGCACAGATGGTACTAGAGAATATTTAAAATCACTTGATGATAAGATTAAAACGGTATGGCTTGATGAAGCAGGGGGTTATGTAACACCTATTAATGTTGGAATAAAAGAAAGTCAAGGAGATTTCGTTATTCTATTAGATAATGATTCGTTTTTATTAGAACAGAATAAAAATGATTGGATAAATACATTGATGCTTCCATTTTCTAATAATAAAAAAACAGGAGCTTCTGGTCCATTTGCTCATCATTATGAAGGACTTGGAGATATAATACATAGTGGATGTGCTATGTATAAAAAAGAAGTGTTAGATGAACTAAACGGATTAGATCCTATTTATGGATACGGATATTTTTCAGATGTTGACTTAAGTCTTCGAATATCAAAACTCGGATATGATGTGGTTGGAGTTCCAAAAAATGAACATATTGAACAAAAATCACATAATCTTTTCGAAATAAATTTCCCCATTTATCATTCTGGATCTTTTACAACAATGAATAAAATAAAAGATATTGATCTTATAAAAAGAAATAGGAAAATGTTGTATGATAGACACTTATCTTTATTAAACAAAGATATAGATATTTCAATTATCATTCCAACATACAATCATTGTGATGATTTATTAAAACCGTGTATTGAAAGTATTATTAAATATACGGATTTATCTAATATAGAAATTTTAGTTTCTGCTAATGGATGTATAGATAATACTAAAGAATATATAGAGAGTCTTCCTTCAGAAATAAGATTAATATGGAATGAAAAACAATTAGGTTTTCCTAAAGCCGTTAATGCCGCAATTAAAGAGGCAAAAGGAGAATATATTATCTTACTAAATAATGATACTAAGATTCTTCCTAGTGCAACAAACAATTGGACCGAACAATTGAAAAGACCTTTTTTAGAAGAAGAAAATGTTGGAATTACTGGTCCATTAAAATTGCATGATGATTATGCTAATCATGAAACGTTGATTTTTTTCTGTGTAATGATGAAAAGTTCACTATTTGATGAAGTTGGGATTCTTGATGAAATGTTTTCTCCGGGAGGTGGTGAAGATATTGATATGTGTGTTAAAACAGTTCGAAAAGGCTATAGATTAATTCAAGTTCCACATAAAACTAGATTAAAGGTTGGAGAAACTATAGAAGGAAATTTTACCAATGAAGGTGATTTTCCCATATATCACGCCGGTGAAGGAACTTTTTCTGCAGAAGAAATACCTGAATATGGTTCTAATGTTATTAAACAGAATGGAATGATTAATTTGAAAAGATACAATAAAAATATTAGATTGAATTTAGGATCAGGTGGAGAAAAGATATCAGGATATTTAAGTGTAGATAAAAACGATACAAGAGCAGCAATTGTTATGGATGTTTTTGATCTGGACTTTGAAGACGATTCTGTAGAAGAAATGATTTTATCTCATTTATTTGAACATATTAATCCTTATAGATCGATAGAATTATTACACAATCTATTCAAGTTTTTGAAACCTGGTGGAAAAATAATAATGGAACTTCCTGATATAGAAAAATTATGTGAAAATTTCACAAAATCAAACAAAAAAGAAAGATACGGAATTTTAAATTGTATTTATGGAGCTGTTAATACAAAAGACGACAAGCAGGGAGATATAACATCTCCTCATTTATGGGGATGGTATCCAGAGATTATATATGATCATCTAAGACAAGCAGGATTCGTAAATATAATATTTGGACCAGAACAAATTCCTCATCCAGGATATAATTTTAGAGTAGAAGCAATAAAACCTGTTTCTACTATTTCGAATACAGAAGAAATCTTTTCTGAAGAATCTTTAAAAACAAATCAAAGTATTATTTATTTTCACGACAATTATGTTGTTAAACAATTCTATGAAGACGATATGTTGACAAACATCGAAGATTTTAAAGATAAAGAAAATAAGTTTTCTATTTTTGAGAATCACAACAAAATGAATAATTTATTTGCGTCTGTAAGCAAACATGGGATTATGATTGAAAAAATAGATTATAATTTATGCAAAATGCCAAGAATGGATTTCAATCTAGGAAGCGAATACAATGTAGATGAAAAGAATATCAGAAGGATGTTGTTTACAATAGACTGCGAAGACATATGTGGTCAATTAGATTGTATTGTAGAAGATTTGGATAAATGTAATATCGTTCACAAAGATGTTCACCCAGGAAATCTATTGTTTTCTGAAAGAGATAAAATTATAAAACTATTAGACTTCTCCTGGTCAACTGATAAAACAAACAAAAAAGATGGATCAGATAGTATATATATTAATAGAGTTTTCAGTATGGATGATCGAAAAGCAATCATCATTATAAAAGAAAATATAATCAGAATTTCAGAATCTGTTAAAAAAGAATCAGAAAAACTTAAAAAAAGTTTCAAAAATGTTGCTGGGAAACATAATAATCCGAGTAATTTCGTAGGAGTTGGAAGAACATATCATCCAATTGATATTCCTTTATTTAGAGATGTTGATTTTTATCATTCAAATTGTAAACACGAATATCAAACAATTAAAAATAATATTTCTGGAAATCCTAAAACAACATTAGATATTGGTTGTTCTCTTGGATATTTTACGTTCAATCTTATACGTGATTTTCGTATTAAAAAAGCAGTTGTATACGAACAAAACGAGGAAGTTAGAAACCTGTTAAATTCAATTAAAAAGATATATGCTCTTGATGAACTTGAGATTAATGATGTTTTTGATGAAGAAGAATCTATAAAACATACTTCGGATATTGTTATCTGGATGAATAGTCACATGTGGATTCATCAAGTATTCGGAGAAGAAAAAACAAATAAAATAACTCAAAACATTATTGATAGTTCTAAAGAAGTATTCTTCCAAACAGCTGGCGATGATAGCGAGAGTACAGGAAAGATTATAACTCTAAAAAACAAAGAAGAAATAAAAGAAATGTTAAAACAATTAACATCAAAAGAAATTAGTTTTATAGAATCAACAACTCGACATAAAGGACTGAGGCATTTGTTTAAAATATATAAACCATGAAAACAATGTTTAATAAAAATTTAATAGTAGATGTTACTGCTTCCGTATCTACAAAAGATAGATATTTTAGTACATTGCCATCGTGTATAATTTCTATCGCCAATCAAACGGTCAAACCTAAAAAGTTGATTATTTTCGACGATGGAGAACAAACGGATCTTCGAAAAGAACCGTTATATGTACATCTTTTTTCTCTTCTTGATCAACAAGGAATAAAATGGAATGTGTTGTTTGGAAAACAAAAAGGACAAGTGGCAAATCATCAGAGTATTCTGGAGATTACAAAAACAGAATTTATTTGGAGACTTGATGATGATAATATTGCTGAAGCAAATGTCTTAGAAAATCTTATGCGTGAAATGGATGATGATGATGTTGGTGCTGTCGCAGGATTAGTATTAGATCCAAAAAATCAAATTAATGTTAATCATCATTTTTCACATAATAAGATTGAAGATATATTTTTAGCACAAAATATGCAATGGTTTCAACATGCAGACAGTAGTACAAAAGAAGCAGAGCATCTATATAGTAGTTTCCTTTATAGGAAAAATGCAGCACAGCATGGATATTGTAAATATCTATCTCCAGCTGGACATAGAGAAGAAACTATTTTTACGCACGAAATGCATAGAGCAGGATGGAAATTACTAGTTAATCCAAATATAATAACTTGGCATTTTCGTTCTCCGTCTGGAGGCATCAGATCATATGACGATAAAAAGTTCTGGGAAAATGATGATAAGATATTCTCTGAAAAAATGAAATTATGGAATGAAAACGCAGAAGAGAAGATTCCAGTTGTTCTTGACTGTGGACTAGGAGATCATTTGGCTTTCGCTTCTGTTTTAAGAGAATATCCCAAAGAACATAAAAAATTGATTATCGCAAACTGCTATCAAGAAGTATTTAAGGATTTTGATGTTGATCTAATTAGTATTGAACAAGCAAAAAATATTTATAATGATATAGAAAAATTCAACACATATAAATGGATGATAGAATATAAAGGAAAAATAAATTTAAAAGAAGCATTCAGAGAAATGTATTTCGACAAAGCAGAAATGACTCCTCATATATGTCGTTCAATTGATTTAAGCGAAGTAGACCAGAAGACCGTTGTGATTTCTCCATATTCAAAGAAAATGAGGAATGGAAACAAATATAATCCAAAAGATTATCCTTGGTGGAGTTATGTAGTAGGAGCTTTGAAGCATAATGGATATAAAGTAATACAAATTGGAACTAAAGGAGAAGATCCACTGGGATCAACTGAATTCCTTCAAGATCTTAATCTTAAAGATTTAGAAAAAGTTATTAAAAAATGTTTAGTTTGGATATCTGTAGATAATTTCATGGGTCATTTCGGTCATTACATAGATAAACCAGGAATTGTTATTTGGGGTAAAAGTGATCCAGAGATATTTGGATATGAAGAAAATATTAATATACTAAAAGATAGAAAGTGTTTAAGAGAAAATCAGTTTGGTCTTTGGGAAGAAGAAGAACAAGATCCCAATGTTTTTGTAGGACCGTTACAGATCGTAGATAAAATCCTAGAATTCAAATAAAGGAAAATCTATCTTTTTTATTGTAAAAAACAATATACTCCTTGACTTTTAATAGTGGTCCTTCGGACGGAGGAGACGATTGATATGGCTCGTTTTAATCAAGGTAGAATCTTTCGCAAAAATGCGACCTTTACAGCAGGCACTTCTATAGCTTCGACTAAACTTGGTCAAGTTAATTTCATATCCGTTTCAAGTGCTAAAGTCAATCTTCCAGTAAGCACAAAAGCTGATGAAGGCGATTATATCATTGTAGCTGCCAATGGCGTAAATGTGGTTAAAGTTATATCGAAATCAGGGGAATCGGAAACCACACTAGCTACATTAAACAATTCCGCAATGCAATTTAATAGAGTTCCTACTTCTGGATCATGGGTTGGTTTAGATCTACAGGGAGGAGATGCTACATCACAAAATTTCTTCAAAAGTATATCTGCCGATGCTGGTGAAACTGTTGTTGCTGACAATCCTAGTGATACAGCTAATATATTAGGAGGTACACAAGTAAATACATATAGTTCAGGAGATACATTAAGAATTAATGTAGAAAAATATGGAGTAAAAAGAGATGCAACTGGAGATATTGTATTTAGAGAAGCTACATTATTAAATAATGTAGATGGATTATCACATACTTTGTCTGCCGTAGGAACAACATTTCCAACGGGAACAACACAAAGTGTTGAACTTTCACCTAAAAGAAGTAATGTATCTTCCGTAGATAATTTAGGTCTTCGATTTGGAAAAATTAGTAAAATAAAAGGAAAAGTTTATATTAATCTTACGAATACAAATATATCACAATCAATGACATCTATTAATCATGTTTTTAATTTTAATTTAAAAGCTATTTTAGGAAAAGAAACTGATACGAATTTTACTACAAATATAATTTCTGAATCTTTTACTGTTGGTATAAATAGTAGTTTTGGTACACTTCTTCCTGGTAAAGGGACAACTGTAACAGAAACTTTTTCTTTTGAAAGAACGGGACCATCAATAGATCAGTTATCAAGAAACATTACAAACGGATGGGCACTGAGAGATGAATTAACGGATATGTTATGTGTTGGAAAAGGACAGAGAGGAGGAACAACTGTTCCTGCAGTTAATCAAATTGTTATTGAAGTAACTTCTCAAAAAGCATATAATACACTTGTACAAAGAAGTGGGTAATTATAATAATGGCTAAATTTAAAAATGGTTTTATTCATAAAAATGCTGAAATATTTGCAAGCAGAAATATTACTTTAACATTAACTGGTGCATCTAAACAAATTAATTTCATTCAAGCAATTGCAAACATTGATGTTGTTCTTCCTACTGCTTCTGCAGGTTCATTTTTTGAAATATCTAATATTGGAAGTGGAGGATTTGATATTTCAGTTAAGCTTCCATCTACTAGCGGAACAATCGGTACAGTAAAAGACGAACAAACAAAATCTTACATTTCAAGTAGCGCAACATGGATCCAACTTAAGGAATCTTCTGGATTATCAAATAATCTTTTTCAAAAAATAACAACTGATTCAGGGACTGTAGCTGCACATACAAGTAGTGATATATTAAAAATTAATGGTGGAAATTATAGTACAGCAGTAGTTGATACTGGAAATATAAAAATAACTCCTGATGCAAATAAATATGAAGTAAAAAGAGATGTTACTGGACAAACTCTTTTTACTGGTTGTAGTTTTTTAAATAATTCATCATCTACTTGGAATACAAGTCTTAATTCTGATACTTTTACGAAAACTCCAATTAAAGTTGATACAATAAATATAAACACAGAAACAAGTAACACGATAAACGCAACTGGTGAAAAATTTGGTGGATCTTTTTTTTATAGAAATGATATAATAATAAAATCAAAAGTATTACTTTTAGTTTCTGGTGTAAAATCTACAGGAGATTCCACATATAAAGTCAGTAATAGCCCAATTATATATCAAGACATTAAAGCTAAATTTTTTAATAAAACAGGGCTTTCTACAACATTTACCGATACTAATATAAAACGTTCTCCAAAATTTTCTTTTACAGTTACCAGACCTGTAACAGGAACAACATCAGTATCCGCTTATGCGATAAACACTTCAACAATTAATATAGGAAAGGAATCTAATCAAACAAATTCAAATAATATTCTTTTATCATTAAAATTAAAAATGGATATAGAAAATCTTTCTATGAAAAGTTTTAGTTTGTCGTCTAGACAAGAAATTAATTCTATAAATATGTCTATCAGGCATAAAATATTAAAAAGAACATATATGGCAAGGATTGGATAAATGGCAAGATTTAAAAATGGAAATCTTTTAAGAAACAATACTCGTTTGATATCTCGTACTACAGATATAAATTCAACTGAAGTCAAACAAAATAATTTTGTATCAATAACTCCTACGGCTATAGATTTTAATCTTCCTGCGGCAACAGTTGGAAATTTTGTTGAAATTTTTAATACTGGAACAGCTGGAAATTTAAAAGTTAGATCAACAACTACGGCAGTTATAGCTACAATAGTTCCAGAAAAAGCTTTAGGGCTTGTTGCAAATGGAACATCATGGAAAGTTATTGGGAAAAACGATCAAAATCTATTTTCAAAAATTACAACTACTGGAACCAATACAATAACAGCAACAAAACCAGATGATAAGTTTAAATTAGGAGGGGATAGTTCTACAACTGGGTTGTGGGTCACATCTACTCCAACAACAGATATTTTAACAATAAATGATAAAAGTATATATACAAGATATTCTATTAAAAGAGAGGTTACCGGGAATGTTCAATTTAAAACAGCTGATAATTTAAAAATGAATGGATGGAAATATACCAAAACAACATCACCCGCAACTAATACATTATCTTTTTCATCTCCTAGTTTTGGAGCTTCAGATAGTATTTCTTCAGCAGAGTATTGGGATACGGGAACAAAACAGCCAGATTCTGGAGTTTGGGGTGGAAACTTTTGGAGAATAGGAAAAGAAATTATAAATGTAAAACTAATATTATACAATGCTAATTCATCATATCCTATGACTTGTCCAGATCGAAAAATAAATGGAACCTTTACTGTTAAATTTGGACCAACATCAAAAAGCACAACAAAAAATATTACGCACTTTCAAAGTTGGCAGCCAGGCGGATTTTCAATCAAACAAAATTCTAGTCTAACAATAACTACAACGATAACAGAAAACATTTCATCGACTTGGAGTAGAGATTGGGCTTCTAAAATGTTTCATCAACGAAATGGTAAAGATATTAAAGTTCAAAATTTCCAAGGAGTTTATATAACTAAAACAGGAACATCCCCTACTTATAATTATTCAACAGTAGCATCGACTCCATTATTAAATACCGTTATAATAAGTAGGAATATGGGAACATCGATAGAAGCTATACAAAGAGACGAACTTATTCGAAATGGATAAAAAAATCGTATATTATAGGAATAACCTAAAGGAGACGTAAAATTATGTGGCAAATTGCTTTAGATACACCAGTTACTCAAAATATAGTGAAAAACAATCAAAGAATCCAAGCTATTATTGTTCGTGGAAATAAAGCTATACTAAGAATCATTGATGGAGATCTTCAAGGAAAGAATTTTTCACGAAATGGTAATAGTCAAATGGTGTTGAACAGTCAAGGAGTGGCGGACGCTGTGGCTGCATTAAAAGTTGCAGTTCGGACTGAATTAGATGCTAGAGCTCCAGGAACCGTTACGGAAAGGAATGATTAATGATTATTGTTTCTGGAGCACCTAGAAGCGGTACTAGCTTGTTAATGTCGATGCTTAAAAACATTGGATATGAAATTGTCGAGGATGACAAAAGACCTCCTGACGATCATAATCCTAATGGATATAGTGAAGTGTCAAAGATTGGAGAGAAGATCCAAGAAGATAAAGATTTTTTCAAAAAAATAACATCCAATCAAGCTATAAAAATTGTTGGAAGATACTTAAAACATATTCCTGAAAGTGAAAAATGTATTATAATATATAGTCAGAGACATTGGTATGAAATCTGGGCAAGTCAAGGACAGATGGCAAATAGGCCAGTTACGCCAGAAGAAAAAAGAAAAATGGTAAATTCTGACTTTGCTACAAGAAAAAAAATTGAAAACAATGATAATTTTGATGTTCATTTTGTTAGTTACAGTAATTTCATATTAAATGGAGATGTTGAACAACTTTCTTTTCTTGAAAAATTCAATAAAGAAAAATGTCTTGAAATAATAGATCCAAATCTTTATCATAATCGTCAGATCGGATAAAAAATGAAAATTATACTTTTTATAGATGCTTTGGACGTCAATGATTTAAGCGGTTGGTTTTTAGATAACCTAATAACCGTCTATAATCCTGGAGTTCCAAAAGTTACTCCAAATGTCATCAGCCAGATAATGACAGGTTTGCCTCAGGCGGATTTACCATTTATGAGATCGACTCCATATAATCAACCAAGGTATACACATCTAAAGTCGAAAACGATTCTGCATCATATGTCTGAAGACATGGGGTTGAAAGTATTCTCTTATGGAATGCCATTATGCTCAAATCTACAGCTTGCAGAAGGATCTCTTTCTGTATATGATCATTTATTTAACGGACGACAAATGATTCCAAATGGATTAGAATTCTTACATAATAAAGCAAGTTTTATGAATGACGATAGAGAAATAATTTTCCATGGGTTTGTTGACGAAACAGCATCTATGTTTTCAACATTTAGAACCTGGATAAGAAATAATGGTCCGGATATAGCAATGCTTGGTTATCATTTTATAGATGGATATACTCACTGGTATGATGAAGAAAATAAAAAAAGACTAGTTCAATATCTTGAAGTTGAAATTAAAGAGATGTTACGCTTTGGTGATATTCTCTACTTCTCAGATCATGGAAGCACAGAACAAACTGGATGTTTCCATATGAATAAATGGTTATATAATAAAGGTTATCTTTCGTATGAAATATATGAAAAACTAATTGAACAGAAATTAAATATAAATCGTCCATTTCCAGAACAACTACAGATGGATTCTCCTTTTGTTTGGGTGGATTGGGATAATACTAAATTTTATTGTACAGATGCATTTGACGCAATGACGGATTGTACCGAAAATGCAACAGAAGAGGATAAAAACAAGATTTGCCAAGAATTGATGGAAACCGGTATGTTTAATTCGGTAAAAAGAAAATCAGAAGTCCTTGGCAGAAATGGCGAATACTATGATAAACTTCCAGAAATTATCCCTGATGCAGCAGAAGGAGTCTTAGTCTCTTCAAATATTCATAAAAACGCAGAATACGGTAAGAACTTTGATAATTTGAGGGGAGGATGGCATAGCGAACGAGGTGTGGTTGGCTGCACAGATAAAACGCTAAAAACAAAAGTAAATAGACCACAAGATATATATGACCTGATTAAAGAATTCGCCTCAAAAGAGCAAGGTAAAGGGCAAAAACAAGGTGAAACCGGAGATAATAAACCAAATAGAACTGCTTTAGATGGAATCTATAACGAATTGGATTATATGTAATTCCAGATAACAAAACAAGGTTTTCTCCATAATTTTCTCGAAAAAGATAATGAAGATGGAGAATTTAAAATGGATAAACAAATACATATAGAACAAAATACTGGAACGATCAATATATATAACAGTAATGATGATAATAGAGACAAGAACAAAGAAACGATATCTATTGCCGCTATTGATAAATATAGTTCTCCATTAAAAGCACATGTTGAAATGACTCGTTGGGGAAAGAATATGCATAGGGTTTCTTTTCTGATGGAAAATCCATTGATGGGACAGGTTTTACAACAAAACTACTTAACATACAACGAATACGAAGAAGCAAGAGATGTTTTCCACTCTATAGTATCGATGATGGAAGAGTTTAAAAAAGAGGCAGAAAAAGAATTAATTCATAGTGCAGTTATGATTCCAAGAATTTGGAAAAGAATGGCTGTATACACCGACGATCTTCATAAACCAGAATCTGATGATTTATTACGTAGATTTAGAAATCTAGAAACATTAAACACATCAAGTATACCTGCTGGACTTTTATTCCATCCTGTTAATTCACATTTCCCAAGTCATGAAGGGATCGTAGATACTCATTTTTCCGGAAACGAAAGGGTTGTAAAAGACGCTTCTGGACTTTCGTTCTATTTCTCTGAAAATGAAGAAGTTGTAAAAGCGGCATCAAAACAACAACCTCCAATATTGAATCTTAGAAAAATAGACAAACATAATCAGAATAAAAGGTTAGCATATTTTAACGATTTTCTAAATATGTGGGAACGAAAGAAGTTTGACTTCACTAAGTTCGCCTCAATTATGGTTCCTCTGAAACATGAGAGTAAATCAATCCGAGATATCAAGCGTAATGCAATGATGCAAATTAAACCATTATTTCATTCTGAAAATAGACGAAAATGGATTTTAGCAAACGAGAAAAAGGTGGAAGATGCTATATCTATGATGGGAGAATATGCTGTTGACCCAGGAATGAATAGTAGAGAAATCGATATTGATAAATACGATCTGTTCCTTTTTGACGCAGACAGAACGATATGGGAAGGCGAAGTACCTGCAATGGCCATGGAAGGTCCATATAAACGCAAGGGAGACACCGTAATCGATTCCAAGGGACAGAAACTGAAGTTGGTAGATGGTATTCGTGAAATTTTAGTTGGGCTTAGAGCAATTGGAAGAGATGTTGGACTAATCAGCAAATCAGAAAAAGAAGGAGTAGACTATCAAGACCAACCAGTTATTAAGATTTTACATGCTTTTGGGCTACTCGATGTGTTCAACGAAATGATTGTAATTGAACGAAAAATACCAAAAAGTGCATTCATTCCCAGTGGAGAACGAGTAATATTTATCGATGATGAAATAGCGAATTTATATGAAGTAGCACAACATTCTGACGCCGATGTGGCCAAGGCAGAAGAATTTATGGATTATCCATTTTCAGAAAATGGTAAGTGGGTAGAAGAAGATATTGAACCCATTGAGGTTATTGAGTTGAAAGAGGGAGAAACAGAAGAAGATATTCAGGAATGGATTCAGGGAGAAGACGAAATTATTTTCCAAATCGAAAAAAATGTCTTCGTTCGTGCTAGAATAAAAACAGAAAAATTATTAGAGTGGGAAAAGCCTATACAAAATACTGTTTCTGCAGCTAAAAAAGAAAATGTAGAATATGTTGAGTGTCCTAAAGAATGTGGACCTCCAAGTGGATCGATGGCTGTTCATTTTGAATTGGAAAAAGAAGATGGGAAAATGTGGATCCCCCAAAGTAGAAAAAAAGAATATGATGAAACCTGTAAAAAAATAAAAGAAGATCTAAAATCTGAGTCAAAAAACTGGTATAAAGAATCTAAGAGAGATTATATCCCTAAATCAGAGCAACCAGATAAACCGCAAGATGGGAAAGAATACGAGTTAGATCATAAAAAATCAAGGAACAAAGGCGGGAAAGACGAAAAGAAAAACCTCCAATGGATGGAGAAAGACAAACATAAGAAAAAAAGTCAAGAAAATGGTGATTTTAAAGACGGTGGAGACAAGAAAGTCAAGCAAGAAAAGGGGAAAGGACAAAAATCATATCATAATTATCAGAAATCCTGTGGAGAAGCCAAGCAATCTAAAGATAGAAAAGAATTAGGTGAATCTGGGTACAGTAAAAAACAAAAAGAGGTCGCAGACGCCCGCTGGGCTAAAGAGAAAAAGAAAAAATAACTATTTTTTACATTTAGAACACCAATACCCAGATTTGATGTAGGCATAAGATGCCTCCCACTTATGTCCATTTTCACATCTCCATAATAAATTAGTTTGGTTATTTGTATATTTTTTAGATAAACATTCTCCTTTCTTTAATTTTGCTATTTCTTTCATTTCCTCAATTGTTAATCTTACATTATCTCCTATTTTTCCTTTATTACAATGAGGACACCATGATTTATCGTTTATAACACAATCAAAATGTGATTCCCAAATATGTCCTTCTGAACATTCCCAAGTTAATTTTTTTCCAACAATATATTCTTTAGATAAACATTCGCCTCCTCTTGATTTTGCAACATTTTGAATTTTTTGAATAGTTGTTGTTCTGTTTTGAAGACTACATATTGGGCACCAACAATTACTATGTTTAATCGTCATTGGAGACGACTCCCATTTATGTCCTTTCGCACAACTCCATAATAATTTCGTTTTTACATCAATATATTTATTTGATAGACATTTTCCGCCATGCTTTTCTGCAATTTCTATTAGACTTCTTAACATCCCTTTGTTTCCTACAAAAAAATTAAAATTGATATCTTTAATATTTAATATTGGCTCTATATTAAAATAAGAAGATATCCCATCATATATGAATTTTATTAGATTATCATTTTTTTTTGCTTCATAATATGGTATCGTAAATAATTTTATATTTTTTTCTTTACATATTATATTTTTTTTCTTATCCCTTGATTTTATAGCATCAAAATCTTTTTTTGTTTGATTGAAAAAGTTTTTTAATTCATTATAATGTTGTTCTCCATTATATTCAAAAGCACAATTTAGATCTTTAGAGTATCCATCTAGTTCAAGATTTCCACCTAAAATACTTCTTGTTTTTTTAAATTTGAAATCAGTTATTATTTCAATTATATATCTACATTTTTCTTCCGTTATATTAGTATGACAGTGAGGACACCATCTCCCATTTTTTATACCTCCAGGAGTAGACTTCCACTGATGCCCCTCCTCACACTCCCATAATAGTTTCGTTTTTATATCTATATATTTCGTTGATAAGCATTTTCCATTTCGTTTATCAGCTAATTTATGCATTTCTTTAATATCTAGTCTATGTTCATTATCGGCACAAAAAGGACACCATGAACCATTCTTAACGTTACTAGGAGATGCTTCCCACTTGTGTTTGTTCTCACATTCCCATAAAAGATTTGTTCTATTGTTAGTATATTTACTTGATATGCATTTTCCTTTTCTTTTTATAGCTAATTGCTTCATCATATCAATCGTTAATTTTTCTTTTCCAGCACATTTTGGACACCATGATTTGCTATCTTTTATATCATGTGGTCTTGCCATCCATTTATGACCTTTTTCACATTCCCATAATAATTTTATTCTATTATTAATGTATTTTTCCGAAAGGCATTTTCCGTTTTTAGATTTAGCAATATTTTTCATTTCCTCAATGTTTAATTTTTTTGTAGATTTCATTATGTTCCTCCTATATTTATCATATTCAAAACTAGGAGAAGAAAACTCCTTTATTAAAATAGAGAAAAAACGATGGAACAAAAATAAGTTTGTCGTACAATATAGAGTAAGAAAAATTTTCAGGAACAAGAAGTAGATTATCGTATAAGATATCTTGTAGGGCACTTAACTTGAAAGAAGGATATTGCTATGAGTTTACCATTTCCATTTAAAGTTTCTGATTTTTTCGAACCAATAAAAAAACATATAAAATGGTATAGAAACGATTTAGATAAAGATATGTATAGTTCCCAATTTATGCTCAGGGAACAGGGAACATTTAAGCTTTGTTGTGGGCGAAAAACGGGACATACCACTTTAGCTATTAAAATATTAGAAGAATATCCAGACTCATATTTAATTTTGTCTAAAGATAGAACAGCAATGATTACAAAACAAATTGCTGCTGATAAATGTGAAATAGATTTGTCGAAAAGAATTATTTCTACAAAAGATATAAATAAATTAACTGGAAAACCAAATAAAATTGGAGAAAAAATTGTAGTAATTGATAATGCTTCTTGGTTTTCCGAAAAAGATTTAAACAATATATATAACTGTAACCCAGAATTTGTAGTCATGCTTCAGTGAATTATCGTATATCATGATAGCATAAGATGGGAGACGAAGAATGAAATTCATAATCCATGTTATAGACGATGCCAGCCTACATCAGAAAAACAACCAGGAAGGAAAATATTTATTAGTCTATGGAATAAATGAAAACGAAGAAAAATGTGATATTTTACGGTCTGACGCATTTTATATTGTTGAAGCAAAATCAGATATAGACGCAGTTACTGAGATAGCGAATAAGATTTGTGTAAAAACAACAGGCGATGAAACAATTCTACTTTCACAAGCGTTCACACAGACAGCAAGCGAATCAAAGGTTAAAGACTTCGGCTCACAAGATGATAAGTCTACGATTTCTGATTCAAATATACAAATTTCAGTTATGCCATATGGTAAATCATATACTGCCGTATGTCATGTAGATAAACATTCAGAATCAGAACAGTGGATTGAAATGCACAAGGTGCAATTTTTTGTTGCAGATGAAAAAAATATAATAGAAATTTAATGGTTAAATGTCACAAAAAACAGATATAATCATAGAGATGATTTCAGATGGTAATACTACAGATTTTTTAGCTTTGTGGATTGATCTTTCTATATTTGAAAAAAACGAAATATCTAATTTTTTAAAGAAAATTCCTATTGATCAGCTCAGTCCATTTATCGATAGAACCCGGTTGCTAAACGAACATGTTGCAAACGAAATAATTGAAATGGCTGAATTTAATTCAGATACCATTTTAGAAACGAATGGTGATATGCCACAAGAAACACAGGAATTTGAAAGTGATTCAAGATCTATATCAAAAATATTAGGCAAGATGGATATTAATTCACTTAACGCACAATATAAAGCAAAAATTCTAGGAGAATTTAGAAAGGCTCTTATGGCAGAAGGCATCAAAGACAAAACTACAATTAGAAATCTGTTGGTAGCTCATCTGGAAGGAATGACTTATCATGATTCCTGATGTTTATTTTGAAGATCCATTTGTTTATAATATATCAACAGATGATATGATAGATTGTTATATGAATGAAATCTTATCTGCTAATATTGAATGGGTCAAAGAACAGATAAAGGAAGTTAATGTTGAAAAAATATCAGATTTCTATTCAAAATTAGTTGAAATATATATGAGGATAAATCTCAATGATAAAGGAGATTTTATCATTATACATTCCGGATATCAAATGGTGAAAGCTTACGGAGAAGACGGATCAATTAAATCATTCTTTGATAATCTTGGAATAGATCTTAGTCATCTACATGGTATGCCAGAATATGATCTACAAATACTTATAGTACCATGTTCAATAATTAATGATGTTCCGTTATTTTTTGAAAAAATGTCAAAATCACATACCACGGAATTGTGGTCCGATGGAGAAATGGTGGAAAACTAAAAGGAAGATTCTATGACGAAAAGGAAAAATGGCCGTACCAGTTCCACTAGCAAGAAACAAGTACAAGATATTAAAGTGTTCAGAATTAACCCCAAAAACAACAAACAATCAAATCAAAATGCTCCTTACAAGAATAGGATCTGGATCAAAAATAATATTAACTGCCGATCCATCCCAATCAGATCTTCAAAGAAAAAACCAAATAGATTTAATTAGCAAAAATCTATCCAAATATGAAGGCATATCCTATTGTATTTTTGAAAAAAATAGTATAGTAAGAAATCCAATTATAAGTAAAATATTAGAAACATTCGAGGAATTGCCAAAATGGAATGGTATAAAATAGCAAATCAATATTGGGGAGCCGCTGCAGCAGGATATTTATTTATATGCCTAGAAGATAGAACAGTTTTATTGTTCCAGCGATCTGATGAAGTTGAACAGCCTGGAACCTGGGGAATAACTGGTGGGGCTGTAGATATAAATAATTTTAAAGATGTTTTCTATGAAATAACAGAAGAAGATTTAGAAGTTCCGGATGATTACTTTGAGGATACAGCGTTTGATGAAACAATTGAAGAAACTGGGGGATTTCCTGACGGCGGAGAAGAAATGGGATTTTTCGACTATAAAGATAAGTCTTTCTCCTATAGAACGCATATTTTTAATTTGTCAACAGCGGAAAAAGCGGAATGGACACCGAATATAATACTTAATTGGGAAAACGATACTTTCGAATGGTTTTCGATAGATGGGTTTCCTGAAAACCTTCATTTTGGAGTTATTGAAAAACTTTCAGAAATTAACGACTTATTTAAGTAGACTCTTCATATAGAATATAATTTATTTCATCAAGATCTGAATAAATTCTTCCTGATTCTTCACCAAACTCAGCAATTTGCATTTCATCATCCGTAGTAACTTCAGGATAATCAGAAAAATCTAAATAAGTATATCTGCCCCCAACAATCACTCTATCATATCTTTTACCCATTTTTTCTGCCCACTTGACGAAAGCATCTCGAATCTTTATATTGTTGGAAAAGATTTCATTCAATTCAATATTGTCGAGATATAATGTTCCACTATTTCCGATTCTTAACCATGAATAAGAAATATATCCACTTTCATTAGAAGTTACCAATAGACCACTTTTACCATTACAAAAAGCATCCATTAAACAATCTTCAGCATGACCTCCAATAGTCATACAAGAACCATTAATTTTAGCTACATTCAAATATAATGGATCATCTCTTTTTAATATTTTAAATACAATCCCATCTATTGTTGTTTCTGATGGATTAATTTCAACATCTTTAGATATTTCAATATCTTTTATGAATTTTATTATCTGTTCTATGTTATGACCACCTTCAATCATACTGTATACAAAAGATTCAAATCGATCAAATTTCTTCCTTAAAGGTTCTGATAAATTTCTATCTAGATCTTTAACCTGTTTAATTAAAAGGTCATAAATCTCTTTTCTATAATATTCTGATATATATTTAGTTGAATCAGATTTTAATTTTTCAAGAACACTTTTCTCAATTGCAAATCTTCTCATCCTTAATATATGTCTGATGCGATTTGGACCACAATTACTTAGATTACGAATAAGGAATGGGCCAAGTCCAGGTTGGTTCCAAATTCCTTTTTCAAGAAACAAATTCATATAAACATGCAATCGATGATGATGCATTCCAGCCGAAGCTATGGCAAACTGTTTTTTGAAGTTTTTTAAATTACGACCTTCATTAATAAAGCTTTGAATGTTTTTTTCTTCATCTTCTGCATTGTATATTTTATGTAATAAAAAAGAAACTAAATATCGTATACCTATTTTTTCAAGAATACCATCATAGACATCTGAGAGCTTTCGAAATTTTGGATCAGGTTTCCCTATACGAGAGTATTGAGTATTTTCATTAATATACTCAATGACATGCTTCTTGATCCATTCTTTTTGTTCTTTTTTCGTTATATATAAATCTTCATATCCTTCAATCATTTTAATCCTACCAGTTCTTTATAGTATTTACGAAGCTCTTTATCAGATACAATCAAGTCCTCAAGTCGAGGAACAAAAGGAGCCCTGTTTAAAATCATTTCAGCCTCGAAAGGAGTCTTAGCTCCTTTTCGATTGTTACATTTTGAACAACAGGCAACAAGATTTAACCAAGAATGAATTCCAGATCTATGCTTGTTCTTGCTCTTAGGAATAACATGATCTATCGTAGCAGGATGATGCTTCCCAAGCTTACATCCACAATATTGACATTTATAACCATCTCGTGCCAATACATTCTTCCTGCTAAGTCTAATCTTTTGAAAAGGAACTTTTCTATATTCTTTCAAAACGACCACTAATGGAGGTCTAATCCCTAATTCTGGGTGGACAATAGGACGTTCCTGGTCTTCTTTGACAATATTGACTTTACCAGACACATATAAAGATAGTGCCCTTCTTAGGGTAATGAGATCTAAAAGGTTATAATCAGCATTGAGTTTTAGTATTCTTTTATTATGACGCATGAGATGTAGTTCCGATCATTGTAGGTCTTACATTATTATACGACGATCGTGACACTCCACGGGGCAAGCCCTTCATTCGGTCGCCCTAAAGGGCTTCCTCATCGTGGTTTTCTTGACCCGATCTTATAACAAGGTATTGGTAGAGAATTTTCGAATACTACTATTGAAGAGGTATTATATATGTTTAATGTTTTTGGAATATTCAAGAAGAATAATGATAATCTCTATTCTAAAGAAGATGTTGAATTTGTTGTTAGCAAAATCTTACGAGAAACAATTGATAGAGATGTTCTATACGAATGCTTTGAAAAGTTTGAACTTTCTAAAATCATTGGACGAGATTTATTAGATAAGATATATGCAGTAATTAATGCCGAAGATAAAATGTCGGATAAACAAAAAGTCGAAAAATGGATCAAATTTCTTAATGAAGGATTAGACAAATGAATTGGTATAAAGTAGCTGGAGGCCCCGAGGGTGGACTAGCAGACGAAAAATCAGATAGCGATTTTGATTCTAAGCAACTGGCAAAGGGTATGAAAGTCGAAATGGAGCATACTGATGATAAGGCGATGGCAAAAGACATAGCTAAAGATCATTTAGTTGAAGATCCTAAGTATTATGATCATCTTGAAGTAATGGAAAAGAAATTTGAAAAAAAGAAATAGCCCTTGCATGTGTCAGACAAGGACTATTCAGTTTAACAGTTAAAATTTACAACCACAATTTTCACAGAAATTAGATCGACATTTATTTCGATGTCCACACGAAGAACAATATTTTATCTTTGTGTCCTTTACGGTAACTGAATGGTTACATGTCTTTAGAGTTAGTCTTACCTCTGAAAACTCAGTTTCCAATTCACCAATACTGGACTCATGAAATGTCTGGCCAGAAACACTTCCTTCAATAGTAGCCCCAGTTTCAGCATGACAATTCATTGAAACTGTGTCATTGTCTCCCATAGAGAAACTTTCACCTAAAGAATTAGTGTCACAGCAATACGAGGTTCCGGACGAGGTGCCATAGTATCCACCCGTACCACCTGAATCTAATGACGGAACCCAACTGCGAATCGGTGTTCCGATTCTTTTTGGATAATGGTGATGATGGTGGTGAATGTGCTTCTTCTGTTCTTTTTCAAGCCAAAAACGAACCTTTATCTCACCATTTTGTGAAGAACTTGGATCTTGGACTCCGCTGTCGGAAGCAGGTACGAATTTAAGCTTATTTCCACTACCAAGATTCCCATCGACACAGAAACGATCAAGATCTATTGTTCCGTTAGCATGAACGACCAGTCGATGCTCTCCGAGAATCTTTGTCCCGTCGATAAAAATTTCTGCTGAGGCACATCGATTGTTGTTGTTTTTTAGTCTAAGTGAATACTCAGAATAAAATGGTAAAAAAACTTCCCGATTTCGAGATTCTCTAAGAATCTCACCTTTCTCGTCCCTTACTACAATTATAAAACCATTTGAGTACATCATGACATTCTCCTTTTACCGATGTACTGGATAAACATCGGATTTTTAGTTTTAATCCAGTTGGATTGGGTTGACACACTAGCGGAATGTCCGCATATTTACATTATACGACAAAGAATGATAATTTTTCCTGTATTGAATATTTTTAGGTAGGAAAAAAGATCCATTGTACCGAATTTAACTTTAGATAACAAATATGGAATATATTATGAACAAAATAGCAAAACTTTTTATTTCCCATTATTCTGACGAAAAAACAGAAGAATCTTGTAAAATAATTGACAAAATAGCTAAACAAATCAAAGAAGCTGGGTTTAAAGGCCCAATTACTTTGACAAAAGTTTCTGGAGAAACTCCAATTTTTTATAAAGAAACACCAGAAGAAGTGTTTGATTTCCTAAATATTGATGTTTCTTCTCTCGATGAACCTGGAGCAGATCTATATTCATTGATAGACAGTCGCGTTAGACAGATGACGGATAGTAAAATGAAGGCATTATCCGATGAACCTGATCCACAGGTTAGAACATGGAATTTACTATCATTTATTACTCAGCTTAATATTGCAGCAGAAGTTGCATTAAAATTCGTAAAGCAAAAAGAACTTGACAATACTATTGGTGAAAATGTTATAGGACAAGAATTAGTAGGAGTATAAAGTAATGGAAAAAACAAAACAAATAGAAAATCCAGAAGAGACTGCAAGATATACAGATCGAACGCTATTTCTTCCAGTAGGATCCATTAGAGCACTTGTAATGTTAACTCTTCTGGCGTCAAGTATAATTTTCATTCACAATAATGTAGTAACGCCAGAATGGTTTAATAGTTTAACCATTGCAGCTTTCGCATATTATTTCGGTTCAAAAAATGGAGTGAAAAAATGAAACCACCAAAAAAACTTATACCAGATTTTGATGTAAATATTCTAATGATGTCTCTTTCAGAAACGAAAGATTACGGACATTCCATGCATAACGTTCCCAAAGCATGGCTAGAAACTAAGGGAGAAGGGATTAAAGTCGCTGTTATAGATACAGGATTACCAGTCCATAGAGATTTGACAGCAAATATCCTGGACGCTGCTAATTTCACAGATTCCCCTATTGAAGACCTAGTTTCGGGCCACGCGACCCACTGTGCTGGAATTATTGCTGCTTGTGAAAATGATGAAGGTATTGTTGGAATTGCTCCAAGAGCAAAACTTCTTATAGGGAAAGCCCTGGACGATCAAGGTGGTGGAGACGATAGATCAATCTCTCAATCTGTTCTCTGGGCAATAGATAAAGGTGCTAATGTTATCAGTATGTCATTGGGGGCACCGGCAAAATATGCAAGTTATTTCCCGAAAACTCAGGCTGCTATTACCGCTGCATATAAAAAAGGAATAGTAATTATATGTGCATCTGGAAACGAAAATGCCAGCCAGGTAGGAGTCCCAGCAAGATTCGAAGAATGTATTTCTGTTGCTGCCGTTGATTCTAATAAACAAAGGGCTAATTTCTCGAACAAAGGACCATTGCTCGATTTCGCCTCAGCTGGTGTTAATGTTCTTTCTACGTTTAAGAACAACACATTTGCAAAGCTTAGCGGTACATCCATGGCTTGTCCCCAAATAGCAGGGATATCAGCTTTGATCCTATCAAACCATCTAAATGAAGGGAACAATGGAAGAACACCCATTAATGGACCAGAAGATGTGCGTGAACATCTTAGAAAAATCTGTCTAGATGTTGGAAAAGCGGGGTTTGACGAGGAATATGGACATGGGATTCCAGTTTTTGGGCATATCAATGATGAAAATCCAGACAAACCGCCAGTAGAACCTCCAAAAAAAGATATATGGAGTTGGATGCGAGAGTGGATATTGGGGCTTTTCGGTTAATCAGAACTTTTCTTCACATCCATGACGCAACGCTCAAATTTTGCTTTGTCGTCCTGTCCTACTGATTTATTACAGATAGCCCAAGGATTATTCTTCTTTTTTTTAGCACTTAAGTTGAATGGACGAACTATATCACCCTTGACATTTAAGTTAAATGCTTGATCTTTGCTGTTCTTCATGATTTAGCCCTCCATATAACATACTACAGAGGTCATTGTGGTTAAATCCTTTATTTTTAATTCAAATTATAACAGAATCCAGGTCAATCCGCCTGAAGCCTTTATAATAGATCAGAAGAAGATTTTCTCCGTTTGGAGATATCGTATAATATCTTCAGGAAATCAAAGGAGATAAATCATGGAACCTGAAAAAAACAAAGAATCAAATGTGGCACAAGAACCGACCAACGCTGAAACATTGGAACAATCTTCTGAAAAAATGCGTGAAACAGCGAAAGGAGCAATGTTAGATGTAATTAGGCATGTAAACGATCTTGTTGGCACGATTCCGGAGGAAGAATGTAGTTCAGAACGCCAACAGAATGTTATATCTGGTGGTATATTTGGTAAAATTCGTGACAATATCTTTTTTACTAATGATTTTCTAAATGAAATTAGTAAAGAAATGAAACGTCTAGATAAATATAAATGAAAAATTAAACGACAAAGAAGTTGAAAAACGGCGTTTTTCCGCTTGACATCCTCCATCGATACACATAGAATGCTTCTCAGAATCGTCTAACGCTCGTTTTCAAACGTCGAAAAGCACTTTGCATGTTTGTTGTGATACGCAAATCTATGACGAAACGAATGGATAATATCAACCGTTGGCGGAAGATCGGGCGAGTAAAGAAGGTTTTTCAAACTAGTTGATATCTAAATTCAGAAAAAAGGAACAAAATCACATGATTGACGCACATGAACTGGGATTAACCGTCTTAAGAATTATAGATGATGCATTGAAGTCGAAGTCGAAGGATGATATAGAGATCGCCATTGCTTGCATTGAATTCGTTGGCGAAAAAGTAGAGGCGTTCAACAGGGAATTCAATGATATTGGGCAGCACATTTTCAATGTATTTAAAGAGTCTAACGATGTGAAGATGAAAATTGCTTGCATCAAAACTCTTTGTGCCGTCGTATCCGTCAGGTCTAATCCCGCTAAGCCTGCTAAGCCTGCTAGAAAGATTGATATGTTCTCGGTTGAGAACGCACCTCCAGGACTTCGATGAAAGAAGGATTTTGAAGAAAAATTGAAAAAAATTTAGAAAACGGCACTTTTCCGCTTGACATGGCCAATCAGTTGTCGTATAATGCTTTTCAGAATCATTGAACAGGAAAAAAAGACAGACCTCAAAAATAAAAAAGAGGGATTTTGAAACAAAAGGAAGAATACGAAAAAAACCCAAGTTTGGGCAGGAACTTAAAGCCATTACCGATAATGCTGATTTGGTTCAGCATTCGCCTACTAAGCGAAAGCAACAGGTTCAAATCCTGTACTTCACAAATGACTTTCACCCTATCCTGCCCATTTTAATTCACATACTAAGGAGAACAAGTTTGGCTGGAACTGACAGTTATTACCGTGCATAGTCTAATTGGTTAGACGTCTGCTTCAAACGCAGAAGATTAGAGGTTCAAGTCCTCTTGCTTCAATGGAATAAATAACTTTCGAAATATCCAGCCATTTTATAATGAGACGGCTAGTTTATTCAGACAGACCTCGAAATAATTGTCTAAAGCCGTATCAATAAAGCAGGAAAGGATTTGACCGGGACTGAACGCCATTACCGTTTGTCTCATATCCAGAGGCAGGTTGTAGGTTCGATTCCTACTCTTCCCACAATTTATGGGGAGATAGCTCAATTGGCTAGAGCGGCTAAAACAAAAATGACTTTCGTCATACCCGGTCAATTTAATTCGCCTGAAACCGTTCAGTAGCAGTCGTTACCGGTCGTTACTGGATTTTTCAGGCGAAATTTTTTATCTGAAAAGGTTTCGTTATGGCAAATACTTTGACAAACATTATTGTCACTATGGTAATAGCAGTTTCAATAGTTTTGTTTATTCTTGTTTCATGTGCATTAATTGGGACTGCCAGATGGGAAGGTGAATATCATATCAAAGTAGTTGACATAAATGGAGAAATAATTAAAGATTTTTCAGGATATTCTGGTTCTAATCTTCCTAATGTTTCTGGAGATGGAATTTTAATATGGTGGGACAAAGATGGACGTAGATGTTACTATAATATTGTTCCTGGAGAATCCGTTTCAATTATTAAATTAACAGATTGATTTAGAAAAAGGAAGGTTAGAAAATGACAAATACTTTAACACCAACTCAAATTCAAACTGATCTTTCGGTTGGAGTGAAGGATTGGCTCGTAAGAGCCGATGTTTCCAAAACCGGTCGTGCAGTAGGCAGCTTCCTTGATGTCGCCACGACAGCAACCGGGTTGGCAACGCATTATAATTCTCGCCAAGAACAACGGGAAATGTTGGAAATGATCCACAACGAGATCTTCAGCATAGACCGTGGTTTGTATGCCCTTCTGAATTGCCTTGAGGGCGTTAATGATATCAGTATTCAGACGGCGATTCAGGCGTTGCTTGATAACCCTCGTGTAATAAATCAGAGTTTCCTTCTGAATTTCGAGCAAGAAGGAATGGCTCTCGCTTACCTGATCGGCAAGCTACCTCCTCAGCGAATGCTGAAGATGTATAAGTCGTTTATTCAAAACAGAGTCAACAACACTCGTTCCAGAAAGCTGATTTTGAGAACGCTCTTGCATCAGCCGGCGAGAAAGCTGGAACACTGGGCGGTTACATATCGTAGTAAGATGAGAGCAGCACTACGCCATGCTATCGGAGTTCGTAGATCCAGTATTCTTACCTCGATTTTGGCGAAGGATACGATCAGCGGAAAAGAAACAAATATTGTCTACAACTTCATAGGAAAATATATCGGTGAAGTCCACGACGACGAAACAGAAATTTACAAAATTCTCGAAATCGTTGGCTTCATCTTCGGCATAGAAATAAATCTAACGCTGCCAAAACTGAAAGCGTTCACGGAAGTCAAGGGTGGAAACTGGCAAGCCGGTTCTAAACTTCCAGAAGAAACTCTTGAAGGTCTTCGTGGAACTTACCACAAGAATAGAGAGCGGAAAGAAGTGCTCGAACTTACTAAGCACATGATGACGAAGGGTAAGAAAATGACCCTTCAGAGAAACTCTCAAGAAAAGGGAGTAGAAATCAAGTTTAATCCGTATCAATACGATGCCGTCAAGCTCTATGTTTACGCATATGAGCAAGGAATTACCGACGAAATCGTTGCTGCCCTCGCCCAAAAGGCAAAGAAAGCTGCGGAATCGATGACGGTTACTTTCGATAAGATCGGAATCGTACTTGATAACTCGGCATCTATGTTCGGTCACGGTAGCCAGAAGAATAGACCAATGGCCGTTGCTCTTTCTATTCGTGACATGCTGAAGGCAGCTGTTCCGAACTGCAAAATCGTTATGACCAGCTCGCAGAGGGAAGAAACGCTTCTCGTCTGCCAAAGCCAAAGGGCGACACTTCGCTCGCAGGGGCTCTTGTCAAAGTCCTCAGAGAAGATGTTGAAGCAGTCTTCGTATTAACAGATGGTTACGAAAATGCACCAGCTGGAAGGTTCGCTGAAGTTATGAAGGTCGCTCGTGAAAAGCTGAAACTTGAAACTCCTGTCTATCAGGTTTCTCCGGTATCGGCAGCAGAAGCTTCGGCAGTCAAAACTCTGGCTCCAGGTCTTGCACCAGCAATGCCTATCTCTAGCCCAAATAAATTGGGAACCGCTTTCGTCAAAATGGTTCTCGATCAAGATCCAGAGAGAGGACTTCGGTCTCTCATTTCTCTTGGAATGAAGCAACTAACTTTTGACGGGAGGGAATAATTATGAATATCAAAGAAGTTCTTCGTGGAACAAAAGCGGGACGAATGCAGAGCGTTGGTGTTATGAGCGTGATCCCTCTTATTCTCGATATGGAGGAAGATACTCGATTTGATGCACCAGTATCTCTGTGGGTTAACAACAGAACGTATGGTGAAATTGAATTGGAGAATAAAGAACCAAAAGCAACAATCGCCCCTGTCGGTGCTACATATATCACGAAACAAAGTGCTCAGGATCATGCGGTTATGGGAGCTGTTTTCGTCAAAGGTAAGAAGAAAGTTTCAGTAACTGATGCTGCATGTGTCCAGTCAAGTCAGGGTGGATACATCCGTCCAGAACAAACCGATATGCTAATTCTACCATGGGCCATTCGTGAATCGGCAATTGGTAAAGTCGGCAAGAAAGAATACGGTAAGCTCTGGGGAGATATCGGGAAATTCAATCGTCTAGCTAACTGTGCATCAAATGGGGATCACCTGGAATACTTCCTCTCGAAGTATAATACCGTGATGGACCAGTTTGTTGCAGAATTCGAAATCGTTCCAAATCAGGTTGGAGCAATTATCCTGATCGATGGAAAGGTTCATGGAATCGAGAGAGCTCCAAACCAGTCGTTCTGGCGTGGAATCTGGAAACCTCTGATTCGTATGTGCTACGGTTCCCAGGCAATCATCGTTGGATTGAAGAAAAAAGAAATTAAACCAACTATGACGCCTATCAAAACTCGTGGTGTGAATTCTCTTGCCGATCTCGCTGAGGCTCTTGATGTTGCTGAGAAGAAAGATAGTGACAATGCAGCCGATATCGTTCGTTCATTGCTTGAAGATCAATTCGAGACAAAGAATGAAAAGAAACATAGTATCGATGGAGAAGATGGAAAAGATACGATTATGCAGCGAACGGTCGAAAACGAACAATTTGTCGGTCAAACATTCACCGATGGACCACAGGTTTGCTACGCTTCGGTCATAACGAAAACCGGATGGATGAAACACGCCGGTTGGAGAGGTGCAAAGGCTTTCAGCATCTAAGCCATTGCTAAAAGTAAAAAGAAAGGGGCTGAGAAATCAGCCCCTTTTTTATGCCGTAGAATTCATGTTCTACAACCAATAAAAATGCATAGTTGTCGATGTTACAGTAAAAATCCTACAATCTATCATTTAGATGGAGGAGTTTTCTTCGTTTTTATTTAATAACATATTTATGGAGAAAACTATTATGGAAAACAAAACATGTCCACAATGTAAGGAAGAGTTCAAACCTAGAAATGAAAAATCCAAATATTGCAGCTAAAGATGTCATTGGGACTCTAAAAAGAAACCAATTATAAAAATAAGTAGAAAGAAATGTGTAAAATGTAAAGAGATAAAAGAAATTGAAAATTTTCATAAGCAAAAAACAGCGAGTGACGGACATCATTCCTGGTGTAAAATATGCAAAAATGGAAGCGTTAAGACGAAAATAATAAAAACAAAATGCGTTGAATGCGGAATAGATATAGTAAGAAAAATTTATTCTTATAATAATTATTCTTATATTTGCCCGAAATGTTCAATTCATAGAACAATAGAAAAAAATGGAGGTAAAACATTAAATTATACAGGTACAAATTATTTTACCGGTAGAGAATACGCAAAATGGAAAGGTAGTTGTAAAAGAAGAAAATATGAATGGAAATTAACAAAAGAATTTTTATCTAAATTATTTATGGGACAAAATGGTAAATGTTCACTATCTGGAATAAAAATGGATATTTTCATCATAAATTCTCCATACAAACCATCATTGGATAGAATTGATTCAACCAAGAATTACACTGAGGATAATGTACAGTTTATTTGTTCAATGGTAAACATTATGAAAAATAAATTCGATGAAAAAAAATTTATTGAAATGTGTGATAGAATATCAGATAATAATAAAATTACCAATTAAAATAATCAATAGTATTAAATAAAATTTGACATAGATCTTCAGAATATCCAAAACGTTCTTTATTTATAATGATCGATTTACGAATATCGCCATCTTCGTGCCGCTCCGTGGCAGATCTCCAATCCGAAAGTGCTTCAATTAAATCAACAAGATTCATACCTTTAATGCCATTTTCGAAATGCTCAGGGTGATGCCTGTTTTCTTTATAATGATGTTTTAAAGTAGACTGTAAGTCCTTTAGGAACCCTTTGTACTCATCAGAACCATATGTGCTCCCCTTTAATTTTGGAGTATATTCCAAAAAGCCCTTTCGTTCAGGATCTTTAAGCTTTGATTCATCGTGTTCTATTGCACGTTTTTTAAGATCGTCTATAATTATCGATATAAAATTCCGTACACGCTCAATATGAACATTCGTTTCTCGTTCAAGATCGTCTTCAGTAAATTCATTGCCAGCCAGCTTATCAGATTTCATAAATACATCCTCCTGGATATTCTTCATTTATCTTATACTATAAACAGGAATGAAACACCTTAATATAAGGATATATAATATGAAAACAAAACAAGAAATATTATGGGAAATAGAGAGATTGTGATTGATATTGTGATGGAACATATTTAAAAGATTTATTCAGCCAAATGAGTTTCTTTGAAATAAAACCTTTTGATTCCATTTGTAATATGATATGTTATAATTTCAATTTCTTCATTAATTCCCATCTCTTCAATTCTATCCCATAATTTAAATATACAATCTCTTGCAGTTCTAGTTAAACCACAATTTTCTTGAACGATCACTTCTCCGTCACTGATTAACTTCATTTCAGTTTTCAAATGATGATCACTACTATTGGCAACATCTTTAAAATACACAAGTATTTCAATATTCATAATCAATCTCCTTGTCTTTAAAAGATTTCTTCAATCAATTCATAGATTAGGTCTTTCTGCTCATCCGTGAATTCCCATCTAACATTTACGTTTTTATCTGCCCAATCCTTTGGTTTACTATTTTTTTCATCACTCATAGCACACCAATCGGCCGTCATTTCAGCAATATCGAGATCCTTCATCTTGGTAGCATCAACCATTTCTTCTGGCGGTTTGTCTCGATCACTTCGATTAATTAGATCAGTATCATTTTCACAATGAGATTCTGGATGATGTAAGTTTTGATTTACATGATGCTGAGTGGCTTGATTCATCTTATCTTCCATCTCCTGGGAGATATTGAAATCAACATCATCATCCTTGCATTTGTATTGCCATGAAATGAAAACATAAGGATCTCTTTCTGGGTTCTCCCATTTACTTAGATCATGATCCTCTCCCCTCTTAATGATGCCTTTGAAACGATCAGAATCGTATTTGTCTATCTTATTGCAATATTTTTGAACCAAACCTATATGCCTTTTTGTTCGGTCTTCAAACCATTTTTCCATTTCTTTAGTAGATTCATCTGATGCTGTCTTATACCAACTCATAAAGTAGCCTCCGTTACAATTGATTCCGTTATATAGAGCAAAGAATAAATTAATGAAGATCATCAAAACCAATACATTTAAATGTACGGGCGAACTTTATTAAAGTATACACCTTTTCATAATCCAGGATCTTGTTGTCCTGATCTAAAATTCCAACTCTTCTAAACCATTCAACAACCATCTTAAATTCTTCTTGATCTTTATGGTATTCAGGAAATCCAAGATCAAAAACTCTCAATATAGATAGTAGACTATTAACCGATATCTTTAATTCTTTTAAGTCGGAAGATCTAAAGGTTACAACGGTATCATTTGGAATCTTATAGCATACTGTAATGAAATCTTTGTCTGGCTCAAATTCTTCAGTCATTATTACGTCAATCTTCGTTGTTTTGCTCATGTCATAGTTATTCATTATTATTCTCCTTTTATATTATAACATAAAAAATAAAAACGTATCGAAATTATTTATTTCTTTATGAGTGAATTTGTTTTTACCCAATCCAGACATTGAAAGAATTTTGTTTATTTCATCTTCTTTATCGATTATTTTTTCAATGTTTTTCGTGAAACTTTTAATGAAATTAGTTTCAAAAATTATCAACTTATCAGATTCGTCAAAACCGATTAAATCTTTAGAGTTGAAAATTATATCATCTTCTTTTAGGAAAAAAAACAGTACCTGTAGAAACTGATACTTCAACATTACCAGCTTTTGGATAGAAATTTTGTGTTTCAAAAACAAAATCTTTTTTTACGATATAAACTTTTTTCAATTTCATTTTATATTATCTCTATAACGATGTGTTTTTATGATAAAGCAAACGATTTATAAAATGACGATCATCCAATAGGCAGATAAGAAACGACTCTAAGTCTTTAATATTTTCACAATCACGACTGAAGGTCGAATAAGAATGAAAACTTACATGTACTAAATAATTATTATTTTGAAAATTAAACTCAAGCAAAGGAAAATTATATTCGAATTCTCCTTTAAGACAGATCATATATTCATATTCCATCCTAATAACGAATTCATTCTGATTGTCTGGAAAAATCCTTTCATTTAAAGACGAACAAAAAGTCTCTAACAGATCAAACATTTCCTGTTGTTCTTTTGGATAACTTAAATCGAAATTGCGTATTTTTTCTTTAAGATTATTCATTTGTTTTTCCTTTTATTTTTAATAAGAGCAAAATTTCCTTCATAGTCCATCTCTATTGTCCATTCAGGTCTTAATTCTTTTATATCAGTAGATATTTTCTCTGTAACTATTATTGGAATAGTGCCACGGTTTTCAAAAAGATAATTATCTAAAATTCCTTTTCGTTTAAACTTTTCACTTATGGATTCAGCTAAATATTGTGCTTTAGCAGCTCGATCTTCCTGCTTCTCATTAAATGGAAGAATAGGAAAGAATCCCGCTAGACCAATTGATAATATGAAAGATTTTCTATCTACTGACATATTATTTCTCCTCTGGCTTTTCAGGAATCGGAAACTCTATTCCAAAATATTTAGCAATGAACTTATCCGATATTTTATCGGAATCCCAAAGAGAAATAACTATTTTATCTTTATCTGTCTCTAGTTTTCCAAGAGATTCCAACTCTTCTATAATTGTTTTATAGCTATATAATGTTTTTTCTTTTATTAAGTTTTGCATAACTTCGTTTAAAATACTTTCGTAATCTCTCATTGTTTATTTCCCCTTATTTCTTCAATTCGTTCATCGCTTATGTTCTTTGTTTATTTTAGATAAATTTTCTTTTATTAATTTATTAAACCCATCTGGATTCATTTCGCAATGTCTGTAGTAAAGATTTTTTATTCTTTCAGTTTCTTTTTTTTCTTTTTCTATTTCAGAACATTCAATTATTCCATTTCTTTTTAAAAAAGATAAAATTAAAAACAAAATAGAAACAATATTTCCAAAAATACATGAAAAAAGATTCCATAATATCAAAAATATAGTTATGATAAAATCTTCTACAAAAGATATAATCCACATTGGCCCATATTTTTTCCACATTATATTTTATCTTTTTGGATCATTTCTTTGGCTTCTATGGGAGAGTGTCCAGACTTAATATACGATATGTATAATGGATAAGCCCACTTATATGAGTAGCATTCTATAGGACATGATCCTAAGATCTCGTAAAAACGATCAAAACTCTTCGATGATAGTCTTATACGATGTCTCCCAGGCTTCATTGTAATGGTCGCTGTGATTCCCATGCCAGCCAGCTGAGGCAATACGATGGATTCCAATTCTTCTCGACTGAAAGAACAGGCGTAAATCGTTATCTGCCAACATTTCTTGGAATTCCCACGGTGATCTTTCCCGGCAGAATATAATCCTGCTGTTCCATCTCCTATAAACCAATGACGGAGTATGGTTGGGGTTATAATAAGATCTTCTGGGATATGTTTTATAGGTTTTTTGTCTTCTGGGACTATATAGAATTGATTGTAGATGGGTAAAAGATCTGGATGACATTGAGATCTTAGATGATAACTATAATAATCTTCTCCAGTAGTTGTTTTTTTACCATGTTTTTGTTTTGTTACATCTTTCCATCTTAAAGAAGGCATAATACTTGGTAGCCATTCTAGATATTTTCTAAACTTTGAAGAATGTCTATAATATGGTAAAGAATCACCAGTATTTCTTTTGTCTATAGTTGAATTTCCATCTCCAAGAAGTTCTCCATAAATTATCTCTCTTTCTAGGACGGTAAGTGCGGGCTGTATCTCCGTCCCATTATAGTGAACCATCAAAGCTTCGCTTTTACTTCTAACGGATATGCCAAATTTCTTCAAATAACCACCAATAGTTTTATGGCTTTTCATTCCAAACATATCAGCAATTTCTTGCTGAGACTTTCCGTCAACAGAATAAAGCCTATTGAGTTCTTCTTTTGCGATTTCGTATTTCTGAGTTCCTTTAACCGTCATGATATTTCTCCTTTTGTCAGATACTCATATTATACGATATTCAAAACTCCTTTAGATGAATCTTTCTGTTGAAAACGAGAATTACCCAACCGTGAACTGTATAAAAAAATGGCGGCCCCGAAGGACCGCCATTCATAGACCACTCATTTTACTGAGTTTAGATTACGATGTGGATGCTAGTGTTATCATGGCGATGGCATAGTCATTAACGATTACGATACCAATCTCCTCGTAAATAACCCAACCAAGTCGTAAGTTTTTGGGATCATCCGCAGGAAGGACTGTGATATCCTGACGGACAGGAAGGGCACCTACATACTCAGCCGGAGCGAGCAGATAAACGGAACCTTCGGGAACTCGATGTGACACGTGAATGTCGGCAGTCCATAAGTGGCCAAACAGACCACTCATGAGGACATCACGTCTTGTTGCTTCGTCATATACATCACGACCGAAAAGTCTCAGATCAGCATACTGACGTGGATGCATGACGATTTTAGCGACTGTAAGGTCATGGGACTCAATTGTTGAGAAGGCGTAGTTGAGGGACGCAATGGTAAGGTCACCGGACTGAGTTACAGTCTGGTTCGACTTAACAGCGGCAGCAATGGCTGACAGAATCTCTGTATCTTCGAGTTTCTGAATAGCTTCTTTAGCTTTCATTTGAGCACGGTCAACAATATAGAATCGTCTAGCCTTAATTTCTGACAAGCGGATTTGTGGATTAACAGCGATTTCGAATGTAGGGACGAGAACTTCTTCACCTTCGGTAATGCGGTCAGGTACTGCACCACGACGACCGATAACATAGGCTACGGAAGCAACGTCTTTCTCGTATCTGGCGAGAGCACCTTGAGGTAGCTCGTCAACCATAATGAGTTTACGACCAATCGCTTGATACTCCAGGGCACGTTTAATAGGCTCGACCATTGCTTGGGCCAAAGCTGTACGACCTTCTGGAGTTTCCAACGCCTGTGCGATAACTGATTCACGCTGTGCATCAGTGTAGTTGGTTTTTACAAGACTCATTTTCGTATCTCCTTTAATAATTTTTCTTTATGGGCAATCAGTATTTATACTTTAGACTTCTAGTTTGATCTTAACCCATGTTCTTGGCGTAGCGTCATCTGCATAGTCAACGCTTGAGCCTGGTTCGTACTCACCCGGAATACCACTATCTAAAGTGGCAGCAGCAGAGAGGAACTTACCAATTGTAGTTGAACCGGTACTGTCCATTTTACCACTATTAGCAGCAGTATCATCTAGATACAGAAGAGCACCGGGAGCTGCAGTAGCTGTACTAACGAGGACGCCAGTAATATCACTACCTGCTGGAGTTGTAATAGATGAGTCATCAACATCAACATAAAATTCACCATAGCTATAAACTGATAGTTTAGCGCTTGCAGCAGTATCATTACCGGAATCGGAGACACGGTTTACCCACTCATTGGCCTCACTGGCTCTATTTCTATCAGCGGAAATTCCAATAGGTAGTGCGGTATTATCACCAGCGTCACCATCACAAGGGATGGCATAACCGCTAGAGTTAAGAGCTACTACCATTCCAGGCTCAATCGTAGTTGTTGCGGCGATTGGGAACTGAGTTGTGTATACTCTAAATACAGGAATAATCATTTTTTCTATCTCCTTTTGGTTTTTGGTTTCGCCCGTTTAACTTTCTAACCAGAGAATCAATATTTTCACTTTATTAGGTCTCGTTAATTTCGCCTTATTTTCTACTTAAGAAACAATTATCACTTTAACTCCAGTTTTGAGCATTTGAGCACTTCGTCTTTAATTACACTCGCATCATTTCATGATGCATCAAAAGTTTCTCGTTAAAAATTACTACAATAAGTTGGCTACAAAAACTTTATTATAATTTTCTCTTTATTATACCTTTATTTATTTTGAGAAAATTTATTTTTTCATTCCCATCTTTGGTTCGGATGCTGAATAGTCTTCCCACGACTTCACTTCTTGTCCGAGTCTCATATTATCCATGAGAATGTTTTTCAATTCATTAGAATCCGAGGATGTTTTTCTAAAGCGATTTTGTTCTGGGATAACGATAGCGGTTGAAAGTCCACCATTATCTTCTTGTTCCCAAAGTCCATCAATTTTTGAAGATGCTTTTTGAATTTTATTTTCATTTTTATCACGCTCTGCGTAGATTTCGTCAAGTTCTTCAATGGCAATTTCAATTGCATGTACGTCCATCTTCTCAGCTGTTTTATTAATTACGCCAACAAAGCGTTCTGGATCATTGTATTTTTCAGGATTCAACTGAAGTAACGCCAATGCATACCTAGCTGCTTTTTCGATACGGGCAAGTTTAGTTTGTTCAACAGCAAGTTCCACTTCTTTTTCCTTAAGAGCAGTTTTTATTTTATTCAGCTCTTCGTTAGATGCTTCTTTTTCTTTCTTGAAAGGATTGTCTTTTTTATTTCTCTTATCATCGTCATCTTCTTCTTTATCATCACCTTTATCATCACCTTTATCCTTTTTGTCATCGCTGGAATCATCTTCTTTTTTGTCCTTCTGCAGCCATGGCGGAAGATTATCTTTCTTATCTTTCTTGTCTTTACAAGATCCAAGACCTTTGCCAGTCATTGGTCCATCACCTTTAAAAGGACCAGTTCCATCTTGAACTCCTGGATTATCTTTTCCAGAAAGTTTCAGATTTGTGTAAATGATACTATCATTATTCCATTCAATCTCGGAACCAGCAGCATGATTCATCTCACTACCAGCTGGAGTAGGTTTCTTTGAGTCACCAACTTCCTGAACATAGGTGTCTGGATTACCGGAAGTCGCCTTATTGGCGTTTTCTTCAGCCGTATCGGTAACACTTCCACCTTTCAATCCACCATCTTTCTCAGAGCGTGGGACTTTGTCTGAATGCAGATTTTCCCCACCTTTACCCCGTTGATATTCCTTGGTACGGATTTCGGTAGGTTTACCGACATCAGGTCTATTTTTGATGATTTGCTCTGTTTCCGGTTTAGCTTTAGACTTGTTAGAGGGAACCTTTGTGTCTTTGACTTTCTGTGAACCATCAACAGGCTCTGATTTATTCGTAGACTGCTGAGCAAAGATTTCTTTTCTAACTTTGCTAGTAGCGTATTTTCCATACACACAACCATCTTGTGTTTTATACGCAACAGCCTGAAGAGTTTCCCCCTTGTATGTTTCCGGAAGTAAAGAAGTAATATGCTCTACGGCCTCTCGTTTTGAAGCTCGTCTAACATTTTCACCTTCATGTACAATGACAGTTCCACTTGAAAACATTGAGTATTTCTTAGACATCATTAATTCTCCTCTATTGGGTTTTTGTTAAACTTATACTTATTTACTTTCCGATGAAGACGCTGTCACTTTGTATACTTTATCTTCTTCGGAATCATACACGAAGACAATTCCTTCGTTTTCCGTTGCTTCAAGACGATCTTCGTTAATTTCTTTAGCCTGTGCGACTTTCGTAATTGCGGCCTGTGTAGCTGTAACTTCTTTATCATCTTCATCTTTTTCGGCAATTTTTACAGAATCTTCTGTCGAAGCTGTATTAGGACCGGTTGTTGCATGATTTTCTTCACTTGATGCTGGGGTTGCGTCTAAACCATCTTGGAAGTCCTGAACATATCCGTCTGGATTTCCAGAAGTTTGTTTGTCTCCGGACTCTTCGTCGAATTTAGGTTTTTCACCACCGATACCGTCTCCGGAACCATCTCTTGGAACGACCGAGTCATTGTGTAAGTTTGTTCCACCAGGACCGAGATCGTAGTTTGTATCACGGATTTCTGTTGGATTATCTACATCTGGTCTTTTTACATCAATTTCTGGTTTCGCTTTTGATTCATCACGAGGAACATCTAATGTATCTTCTGAATTCCCAGGTGTTTTTTCTTCTTGAATCGCATCAACTGGCTCAGTTTTATTTGTACTATTTGATTGTTGAGCTTTCTTTACGGTGACTTTAACATTTTTTGCGACAAGAGCTTCTTCCATAACTTCTGGGGTAATCACCGGTTTTAAAATGTTTTCGATTTCTTGACCAATTGCGTTCAATTGTTCTTCGTCAATTTTCGATAGCATATCACTTATTTCGGCTACTTTTTCTGTTTTCGTAAAAGCGTCTGCTGTTTTCTCAACTGTTTCTGTTGAAGTTTCTTTTAATTCTTCGTTTTTTTCTGGCTCAATAACTTCTACGCCTCTTTCCGGTCCGTCTGCAATTTCTTCTACCTGAAGCGTACTACCAGCTGCTGTTCCTTTCATTTCTTTTGCAGTGTTTTCGTTTTCGTCGAGATAGGCTTCTATTCCACCTTCGTCACGAATTCCTTCATCTTCATCGCGAGGAACTTCAACTTCGGTATCGAGAGGCATTGTCAAGCCAAGAGCTTGAGCTACTTTGGAAATATCTACATTACTTCCGCCTGACCTGTCGGTTCTTCCAATAGCTCCGCCTCTAAGAAGTTCTGAAGTTTTCATAGACTCTTCTTTAGCTGCGGAAGCACTCAACATCGTTCCTTCACAAGGAGCAACTGGAGCTGGTTCACTGTCCATCATAGTTCCGTCAGTGAAAAACGAACTAAGGATCGCATCCCCATCTAACTCTTCAGGTGCCATTTCTTCTTCTTCTTCCATGATCAATTCGTTGCCAGGCTCAAGCCCTTCTGGACCTTCGAGTCCAAGTTCATCACCAAGATCGTCACCAAGCTCGTCACCAAGATCTTCACCAAGCTCGTCACCAGGAACAACATCTGTCTCAAGAGAGAATTCACCAGGATTACCTTCTGAGTCTACAAACTGAACGGTGATTCCCTCTATTTCAGAGATATCTTCAAGTGCTTCTTCAACACCCTTTGCTCCGCTATCTTCTTCACCTTCAAACTCGACCTCATCTTCTCCGTTATCTTCGGTTTCAAATTCGGTTTTGTCTTCAACTTTATCTTCTTCGTTTTCTCCGTTTTCTTCACCATTCTCTTCGCCGTTTTCTTCGCCGTTTTCTTCGCCGTTTTCTTCTTCGCCAAATCCATTATCTTCTTCTTTTTCTTCATTTTCATCGTTCTCGGCAAATGGATTTCCTTTTCCACTATCTTCATTATCTTCTTCGATAAGAGCTGTTTTATTCATTGCGAAATCTCTAATTGCACAACAGATTTCTTCTGCGTTATCATCGCTGTATCCGTTACCAACCTGATCACTCATACAGGCGAGCATTGAATTATTTTCTTCATTGGCAAGAGCAAATCTAACTAGACCATTACGGTTGGAAAGAATCTGATGTAAAGCTTGTTTGATTTCATCACAATCTTCGCATTCTGCCGTAACACCATATCCACCCTTTGTTCCATCTTCGTAAACTTTTTCAGTATCTGAAATTGAAAGATTAGGTTGCATAATCATCTGTGCTTCGACTTTGCCTTTTCCGGCGTTTCTAATGGTAACATAAGTTTTGCATCCGCAATCGACACAATGTCCCTCGCTCTCTTTAAAGGCAACTTTTCTTGAGGAACATTGTGGGCAAATTAGACCAAGTGGGGAGAGAATTTTCTTTCTAGCAATGATCATTTTACGACCTTTATTAACGAAGCATCTAGGATCATTGATTTTAAAATCAAAACGAAGAGAAGCTGTTCTTGTCCAATGATTTGCGTCAGCCATTGGAGGAGCCATCATTTCTCCACCAGCTGGTGGCATTGGAGGTACAGGAGCTGTTGCTGCTGCAGGCTCTTCTGAAAGCTGATCATTAATATCTTCGCCTTCAGTATCTTCGAATTCATCTTCTGTTTCTTTTGCGAATCCAATATCAGCAAAATCTTCTGGATTCAACAGATCCATATTAATATTAACGCTATATTTAGCACCACATGCATTACAGTTATATTTCCCGTCCATAGCGTCAACATCTTCTGAACCACAAAGTGGACAAACTTGACCGAATGGTTTCGCTTCACCTTTTAATTCGTCAACTCCCTCTTCAAGAATGTCTCCGGTAATATCTTCATTGATAGGAGGAACTCCGGTAAGGTCTTCAAGACCACCAACACCAGCTGAACCGGCCATATCTCCTGGGGCTCCTCCACCTGGAGGTGGAAGCGTTGTGCCATTGGGATTCTGAGCGTTTCTTTTCATTTTCTTGCTATCAGCAAGTGCTTGAAGTCTCTCCACAGTTCCTGCTCCTATCATTTGGCCCTTGGCTGAAGCTATTTCAGGCATTGTAGACATTTCATCAACCGATTCGTTTCTTTCATCCAAAACATCACTAGTGTCTTCAATTTGCGATTGGATTTCTGGGACATCTCGTGTTAAAATTACGGCGGAATATGATCCATCTGTATTTACATCAAAAGAAAGAATAGCTCGTCCGCCATTTCTTTCAATAATATGTTTCTTAACTACTTCATCCGTAATCGTAGTAGCATCTGTTAATCCAAGCTGCTCAACAAGTTCTTCTCTTGTTATTCTTACTTCTCTTTTGTTTGCAGTACGTGTTTTCCATGCGTCAGAAATAGAAGCTTTTCTTTCTTCCTCGACCGTCTCTTCATTAAGATTATTAATTTCTGAAATTTTTTCTTCCGATGCTTCTACTACAGCTTGTTGCAGATTGGAAGGATCTAGGAAGAGAACCTCAATGGTATCATCAAGATAGCTTTCGGCTTCTTCCATATTGGCACTTCCAATTTCTTCTCCAATTTCATATTCGGCAATTTGAGTAATTTGTTTTGCACTGAGCTTAGCGTTTTTCTTGAGGCTGATTTGCTCATGTGCCAAAATACCTTGAGGAGAAATTTCTACGGACTGAATAAGATTTTCTGGTTTAATTCTATTGCCAACAACAACATTAGCGAGACCGCTAACAAAAGCTTCGATAACTCTGTCGGTAACAAAAGAAGCCCGATGTGGAGAAGCGTCTGAATTAACGGTACTTTCGTCTCCAAGTCTATGGCCAGTTAATTGTCCTTCAGAAACCTCGTCAACAGCGGTTCCAAGACGATCTTTTCCGTCCATTTGTCCCTCTGTGATTGGCGTAGTTCCATCGGCAACATTGTTTTCCCAGCGTTCGGATCCAAAACCAGTTTCTTCCAGCTGTCCTTCCTGGATCTGTCCAAGTTGTCCTTCAGCTTCGGCAGCTTGAGATTCTTTCCTTTCAGAGCCGAAATTTGTCGGACGAGACGAATCCAATTGAATTTCAGTCACAGGAAGATTTTCTTTTATATCGTCAGGACGCACACGATTGAAATCTCCCTTGCCTGTTTCTGGAGTTTTTGGAACATTTTCGAGTTGACCCTCAAAAACTTCACCGACTTGTCCTACGGCGAGTTCTGGATCATTCTTTCTATCGAAATTTCCACTGAAGTCTTCCAGCTGTCCCTCTTGAACCTGATCTACTGGAGGTTCTTGAGTAAGCAATGCTTCTTTTGTATTTTTAGCCATTTTTCTTTCTCCATTTTCCGTAAAAGTTTCTGATAGTTTTTGAACAACTTTGTCTGCGAACTGCTGAGGATTTATTTTTGCGAGTGTAATTAAATCATCGCCCAGATCTTCTTTCGAGATAGAAGCCACCTTTGCATTTTGAACATATCCATCGACCCCTTTTTCGGGATCGATTTTAACGGAAAAATTGCCACTCGTAACAACGACTGGCTCATTCTCTGAAATTTGCTCATCAAGGATTTGATCAAATCTTTCGCTAAGTATATTGGAGGCAAACTTCCGTGCCTTAGCTTTTGCTGTCGGCATATCTTTTTCTCCTGATTTTTCATTAACAGTTTTAATGTTTGATACCAAATTCTCTATTTCTGAAGAAATAGCCTTTAATTTCTTTAACTTATTTGAATATTTTTGATTTGGATTTTCCGAACTTGTCGTAGAGACGAGTGGAGACCCTACTCCAGGAGATAAAGCTCCCTGTTGCGTAGGAACCGTTTCTCCCATTTGTGGTCCTTGATCTGGAACTACCGGGGCACTTGGAGAGGTAAGTTCTTCTGATGTTTGTCCGCCAGACGGTGTTTGACTAACTTCAGATTGTTCACCTTGATCAAATCCAACTTGATTGGCAAAACCAGACTCAACAAGGTCAACGATTAGATTTTGCAGTTGTGCGAGTAATTTACCAATATCCTCAAGGAATTCAAAGTCAACATCTTTTGAATTAAGGACTTGGTCGGCTACTTCTTTAAGGAGGTCTAGAGATTTGTTCAGTTTATCGATGTCTTCTCCACGAGCGTTTTTATCAAGAGAAGCATCTTTTCTGAGACCAACAAGATTATCTTTGCTATTAGACATTACTTCGTTTAATTTTCCGATTAGCTCAGGACCGGACATAACATTTTGAATTGTACAGTTTTCACATGCTCCATCAGTAACAGCACTCAATTCGATAAACTTAATACCGAAATTCTTCTCGTATACTGTTTTCCCGCCAACTTTCTTACCTTTGCTGTTTGCGATGTGATGACAATATTCTGACTCTATATAAGCCTTATTATCACATACGGAACAAGTAGAATATTTAACTGAGCAGCCCATCGATACATCTGAAATATACCCTTGTCGAATTCCTCTAGCTAGTTGTGGATACGCTTCGGCATCAACCATACCATCGACATACACGCAATGGTTTTTAAGATCGTAAAATGAATTAATGATTATTCCACGGGATTTTTCTATATCATCATTTTTATGATTAGTAAAAACAGAACATCCGATAAAGGTCTCGAACGCCTTTTTCCCATCTTCATTTTCTTGAAGTAGTTCTTCTTCAGAAAAATAATCTCCGTTATCATTTGCACCAAAAAATTCTTCGCCTGTTTTCTCCGATCCACCGGCATCAATTGCACGGGCACGAAAAATCATCCACTCTTCTGGGTTTTTTTCTTCCAGTTCAGCAATAAGATCAATAGGTTTATTAGCAAACACGAGATCTTTACTGATATCGTGTTTAATAAATGATGCTTTCTTTGGACCGAATAAAAGCATATCCCTATCAATAACGGATGCTTCTATAAAACTTAATTTAGCCCTTTTAGTTAACATAAACCGCTCTTCCCTTATCGAAGAAAGTTATTTCTTGGTCGTTTTCGTTTCGGCTTCGACCTGTTTCTGATTGCCTTCAGGTTTAAAGTCGGTTGTAAGAGCTTTTGCGAATTCTGAACCCCAGAGTTCGCTCCAATAAGTTCTGAGCTTTGTACGGTCTTCACCAGTCAATTCAGAAACTTTTTTGAAATTGGCCATTTTCGTTCTCCTGTTATTTCGTTTTTCACTGAAGTATAACTAAATTATTGTTCTCAAATAAATAAAAATCATCCTTTTTATAGTTTAATAAGTTGCATATTTCCTATAAAGCCAGACAATTAAATTTGCACCATTTACAATTCTAACACGAATATGCGGATGTGGATTTGTGGTTGTATATACTCCACCATCAGTCTGAACCGTTGTTAAATCTGTCCAAAACGATTCGTCATTATTAGGATGTGGAGATGCTTGCACATACCAATTTCCAGTTCCACTTACATAAATAGTAAATCCTTCATTCATCCCTGTATTATAATCTGTTGTAAAAACATCAGAGCCGGTAGAATTTGTATCATTATACATAACAAGTGAAGTAGTGGTCTTTTTCACAAGATTATCCCAGCTTGATGGGAAATGTGCAGGATCTGTAACGGGATCTAGTCCACCGTGTCCTTGAGTTGGTCCAGCTGGCATAGTAATCTCCTCTACGATACCTTTCAAATATAAAATACAAAGAAGGATACAATTATCCCTCTTTAATCTTATATAAAATTGTTAACCTTTTTCCCTTTATTCTGGAATAAGATTTTCTAATTCATTTTTTTCTTTAACTAAATTCCTCATTTCTTCATCATTTTCCTTATCTATCTCGACTAAATCTTCAGATATAACCTCTGCATCCTTTTTTATTTTTTCTATTGTTTCGAAATCGATGTCATCCTGAATATTTTTTGCCATCTTTTTAAAACCATCGTCTATAACGAGACCTTGTTCTGATGTCATCTGTTCTGTATGATCTAGTTCAATATCTTCTATTTCGACACTTACAGATCCATTTTTAGTAATTTGAGTTTCATCATATGTATATCCTCCGGCAGCAAAAACAGTTTTCCCAATTTGATTGATTTTTGCAGATTTTGACATAATATCGACAGATTTTATAATTTCGGATATTACATCTTGCATATAATATTTTATCTGATCCTCGGTAAATCTAAGGATTGACCATCCATGACGGGCAATGCGGGAATCTCTTTCTTGATCTCTAGCGACATCATCTGGGGCAGCATGCCATTGCTTTCCGTCTGCCTCTACGGCAAGTTTAATATCTGGAAAAACTCCATCGCAAACAATACTTGAACAATTTTCATCATATGGTACTGGATTCTGTTGCCAATAAAATGGTAAATCAATGTTTCCATTTTTTTGTGCTTTTTCTACTTCTGCGTACAGTAATTGTTCAATGTCTGTTAGACGAAATGCAGCTGTTCTAGGACCGGTATACATTTCATTTTCTTGTGTTTCCGGTAATTGTACTTGAGGTTTTTTAGGTTCTTTCATTCTACTTTTTCTCGTAATTGATGGGGCATATTCTTTTGCTTTATTATAATTTGTAAGCTGAGTTTCATATGCCGCCATTGCTCCACCTTGAGGTGCTCCTCCACTCATTGACGGAGCAATACTATCTCCTGGTAAACCGAGTCCAGACTGTCCTCCAGGAAGATTACCGCCGATATCTCCTCCGATACCTTTTGGTTTTCCTCCTCCAAGTCCTCCACCACCACTCATTCCTCCGCCGCCACCGCCGAAACCTCCACCCATTCCTCCAGGTTTTCCATCTGAACCTTGAGGGGCAATTCCCATTTGCTGCTGGAATATTTGTTCCATTCTTACTCTTTCTGTTTCTGTATTGTAATCAATGTCTAATTGTTCACATATAAACTGTGTAGACACAATCTGCTTATCCCATAATTGCATGTACATCTGGTTTTTCTGAGTTTCATCTCTTAAGTTCAAATCAGACCATCGTATATCTGGATAGTCTAAAACCGTTTCACCAGAAAGGTTTTTCTTATAAAACCCTCGCATTTTAGATTCTAATTTATAAACCTTTTCCGTAATCCAATTAGACATCATTTGTTGAACTGTTTTCAATCTTTTAATAGTAGCTTCGATTCCAATCGCCGCTTGCGAATTACCATGAATGGAAATTAAACCATTTCTCATTGATATAAAAATGCCATTCGGAACCTTTAGACACCAAACTTTCCCTTTGTATGGAATTCGAAATATAGAAGGTTCTTTTTTGTTTGTTATATAGTTTTGTTTTTGAATTTTAGGAGTTTTGCCTATATTTGTATTTGGAGACCAATAAATTACCCAAATATCTTCTATTTTTTCTGATTCATTTTCTTTCAGATTGAATCTAGGAGAATGTTCTAATTTTATTAAAATCTCCATTATATCATCACGCAATTGTGTTGATGTTGTATTGTATGTAAAATATTGTTTTTCGGTATCTTCCTTCTTAGTCGCTTTTCTTACACTTCCATCTCCAGCTACCAAAGATTTCAACAGGATAACTAGTTTGTCTTTGGGTAAATTCTTCATCCATAATGGAATTTTTTTTCCTTCTGCATATTCTCCAAAGTATGTATTGAATTGTTCGGCCAAATCTTTCCCATAAAGAATAAATCTCTGATGATCTTTCCCAGATTTCAACTTTTTAATATCATTTGATTTTTTAAACCCTTTAAATTCATCATATGTATTTTTAAAAAGGTTATAACTGGAGTTAGCTAAATTCTGTGTATAAGAAATTCCTGTTTTAGGAGCCCTAGATCTTTCTTTGCCGTTAAACTCAAAATTGTTTTCTCTATCATAATTTCTATTTTCTTTAAAATAACATCCTTCAGAAACAAATATGCCAGACAATGTCAAGAATAAATCGATATCGTTATTTAAACATAATTCATCTATATTGCCTGGGATAGTCCCGTTCCATTCATTTATGCTGCATTTGAAATGCATATTTTCTTCAATATCTTCAGCTGGAATAATATTCCATTCATCTATTTTTTTACTGTAATTTTGTTTAGTCTTAACTAGCATTCTATGGTTATGGGTACATATGAAATCTACTCTATTGGTTTTGAAATAATAAAGATCTTCATCATCTCCATCTATAGAATCATGAGTGAATTCATATTTGTCTTCTGCCTTTTGATATTCCAATTCTCCTGTATCTTTATTATATGTTGCTACTGAATCATTTTCTAAATCGAAATCATCATTAGATACGAAACCTCTTTGAGTCATTACTAATGTATTAGTGTCAAAACAGTATGATGGACCCGTACCACTGAGGAGCGCCTCATTAACACCAAGGCCCTTAATCAGAGCTTGATCGATCAATTCATATTCTTTTGTCAGCTGTAAAACCTTACCAGCTGCTCCGACCCATTCGAAATCAAAGGCATGATGTGTAACTAAAGTTAGATTTGGGTCATTAGCTGTTGTTGCAAGCTGCTGTTGTGTATCTGAAATATCAGCAGCTGAAGCGGGACGCTCATCATTTCCGATTTTACATATTTTAATAGGGAGAATATGTCGTTCAGCGACAATCCACTGTGCTTGGCGTAAACGATCCTGATATGCGAGTATCGGGAATAAAGGAGTAAGAATGCTACTTCCATATGCCATATATGGAATTTCATCATGTTTCATATGAGTAACGGTTCTATTGCTCAGCTGAATTGGTTTTTGCTCCATTATTAGTTGACGAATATTTGGTGGAATTTTATTATATATTTCTGGTGGTTTTTTAGACCATACAATTTGTTTTAATGTATCGTCTGGTTGTAAACTGATTACTGGATCTCCAGGGATTAACGGATTCATCTGAACATCTATCCAATCTGGATTCATAACAGTTACATTTGAAATTTGGCCACCTTTATGATCGCAGATAGATCCGTCTTCCAAAGATCCCTGTCCTCCACATGTTTCGCAAAAAATAGAAACAAACGGGAAAACATCTCCCATAGCAAAATATTCATAGGCAATTAATGGGAGGATATGATCTAACTTAAGTCTTTTCTTTAAATTATCAAAATGTTCTTTTCTAATAGGATCATCCATAACATGATCATATCCATGAAATGGGAACTGACTATAAAATCTTAGTGAAGATTTAATTGTTGGATCGTTTCCTGCAAAAAAACGATTCCACATATAGACTTCTCTTCTTTTTGTTGGAATCTGCCAATTAAGAGGGGTATGAATTGGGGAATAGAAACTTGGAGAGGTATAAAATGTTTGAGATGTTGATACTCCGCCAGTCATGGAGGCGTAGTCAAGAGCTCTTTTCTGTATTCCTCTAGCACCTGCTTGTCCTGTCATCTTATGAACGCCGGACCTACTCATTTCAGCGGGAGCTGTACCAGAACGCATAATATCTCCAGCTCGGCTTAAAATGTTCTGAGCTGTTTTTCCTCTGGAATAGAATTCTTTATCTCTACTCGTAATGATATATGTCATATTTTTGTCCTTAAAATTTCTATTTTGTTACAATATCATATACGATATTTACTTTATACTTTCTTCTTTCCTTTCCACTTAGGCTGTTTTTGACCAAAATTATTACCTTCTCCATTAAACACTTCTCCACTAGAAGGACACATATATAGATCATTTGTTTCCGTATGAACTAGTTGCTCATCTTCATCTTTGTGTTTGTCTTTTGTTTTTGGGCAGAACGGGGCTCGTACTTCGTTTTCTGTTTTGATTTTAACTTTTGCTTTTTTGGCGAATGGATTATAAAGGTTAGCTGCAGATCCTCCATCTCCTCCAGTATCATCTCCAAGTCCACTGTTCGGATCAGTCATCCACCATTTACCACGAGCTTTTTTATTTCGTTTAATTTTTTTTTTGTTCGTTGATGTAATGGATTCTATTAGTTTTTGTGCATTAACGATGTCAGCTGGAGATGCCGGTCTTGTATCGCTTCCCAATTTCGATATATTAAAAGAATTACCCATTACATCTCCAACGCCAACAGATGGTTCGATGGGAACACGACTTGGATCTTCCGTAAAGTTTTTTTTATCTTGCCCTGCGAAATAATCAGTCAATAAACCTTTTATAAGAGTAGTGGCTACTCCATCTTCTCTCCGTTTATACTCGGCAATAAGCAAATGCATTGTATCTAGTGCTTTATCTTCAGGTGTTTTTTCTTCGATGTCCATATTTGTCATTTCGTTTCCAAACTGGGCTTTTTTGTTAATCTTTTTTTTTAAGATTGAATCTGCTTCAGCCTTTTTTAGCGTATACATTTTACCTTTAGCAACTACTTTTACAAGATCTCCATCCAATTGATGTCTACCCTCCAAGAGAGCCTCATAAACGGCTTCTGTTGGGAACTCTGGCGGATGACTTCTTTCGCCTTCATTAAGATTCATTGTTTTTTCGGTATTACTACCGACTAATTTTCCACCAGAATTTTCAATATGATCGTCTACCCAACCATCGTAATATTGATCTACTTCACGATCATACCACTCCTTATACCCTGGTATAAAAGTTTTTGGATCTGGAGAATTTCTATATTCTTTTCTATCAACAGTGTCGAATTTACGGTATCTGTCGTGAGACGAAGACTCTTCATCAAAATCTTTCTTTTTGCCTTCACCTTGTCCATCTCCATTTAATCCTTGTTCACCTTCAGGGAAAACCATATTTCTGTTTTCTTTCCTTTCTAACTGCTGATCTGTTCTTTTGAAATCACGGGCTTTTTTCACAAAAAGATTACCATCTTCTTTGGTAACTTTTGATTTACTAAACGCCTTTATAAATGGATTTCCTATCGCAACAGAAATCCCCATTTCTTCAGGAACAACAACATCATCTTGAGATTGATTTTGGTCCCGCGTAACAGTAACCATACCATCTCCATTGCAAATTTCACAAGAAGCGTCTTTTCCCTTACAGGAAGGACAGGTTTTAATCGTCACTTTTGCCGCCGTTATAAAAGGATTATTTGTTTCCGTTTCAGGTTTTTTTACTTCTTTGTCTGAAACTATGAATGGATTACTCATTGAGACTCTCCTTGTATTCTCGTTTTCAGTTTCGTCAATTTTCGGATTTAGTCTTGCTCCTGGATTTTTTCTATTTTTTTTATCGATTACCCTTTCATGTTTAATCTGAGGATTGTTTTTGTTAGTTTGATTATCTGTTTTATTTGCTGGCATTTTATGTGTAGAATCTGAGAAATATCCTTCTGCTATCTTCGTAAATGGATTAGACAAAGCAATTTGACAGAATAATTTCTCTTTACCAGATTGTCCGCATTTATTGCATGTGACTAAATTATCCCTTAGATCATTTTCATGATTTTTAGTAAATTTATCATCATTTCCACAACGAGGACATTTATATTTATTTTTTTCTTTTTGGGGCATAATTATATCCAGTTAGCTTATTATATCTAGTTTTCTCAAAAAATCACATTCTTCCCTTGTTAGAGCTTTGGCTTTCATTGTTGATTCTTTATTAAAATTCAAAACATTAGCCAATGATCCAAATTCTTCAAAGGGAATAAACATAGAAAATGTTGCATAATTTTTAATGTTACGAGATGTTCTTTTATATATATTGTTGCACAATCTAAAAATATCAGCATCACTTGAAACGAATACATATTCAAAACTACTATTTCTAGCTTTTTCTCTTGCTATTCTATACCATCCCTTCTTTTTTGCCACTTTTCTGACATAATTAACGATTTCTTTTTCCGATTCTTTGGTTAAATTTGAATACCAATTTTTTGCAGTAGGTTGTTCTTTTCTGGTTCTTTTTTCTTCTGTTCTTCTTTTTTTATATTTTTCTTTAGAAAAAGGTCTTGCCCCAGCTGGTATTTCTGTTGGCGGTCTAAATCCAAAATATTTCTCAACAGAATCGTCTATTGAACCTACGATTCCTGCTAAATATGGAATGTCTCCCGTTCTATATGCAGCGAATTCTCTGAAAAATGTATTAGGGAGTCTCCCATTTATAGCGTTTAACGCCAAAAGATAAAGCGAACTTTCAACCAATTCATCAGAAGGTTTATATTCTCCTAGTTTATTCTGTTCTTTTTTACCACTTACCCTAGAGAGTCTTTCTAATGATAATTGAGACAAAATCTGCTTAATTCCTTCTGTATGATAGGATCTATCTCCTGTTTGTTTATATAGAAGGAATGGCTCAGCTAATGATTCAGGCATATGACAAGCCTTGACAAAATCATCAATATCTGTAGGATATTTAAATTGTAATGTTTGATTTATTATATCTCTATTATATTTTTCTGACTCAGGTACATTGTAATGAAAATGTTCTCCAACAGAATCTTCAGATCTTCTTGGCATAATTGGAGCCATCGCAGATGTCATTCCACTAAGAATCTCTTTATGTATTTCGGGACGATCTGATATAATTTCAAATAGTTCTTTCCTGACATCGTTTGGCATATCTTTCAATATGCTATTAATATCAACTTGAGATTCAACATCTCCATCTGGGAAATTTGCTCTAAAAGAAGGAATGAACAATTTCTGACAATCTGCCTGGATTCCAGCAATAACATATGCTCTGGCCGTATCTTCGTCTTCTAGATCCTCTACTCTTCTGATTTTTTGAAACTCTCTTCTATCGTTCACAATCATCTTTAATGTTTCGTTGAAATCATGTCCTTTTCTATATTCATTGAATTTTTTCAAAAACCATATATTAGATGGAACTCCCTCATGTACTGAATCATTTATATTATCTTGTTCGAATTTCATTAATCTAATAACTGAACTTGGAATTTCCATATATTTAGAAATAAAATCAACTGCAAGATCTTCTTCTCTCCTAAATGATCGAGTCTTTGTTAAGGATTCAATATGTTGAGATATGACAGAGTTAAATGTGTCGAAAAATAGATCTGGAGTTACTCCAGAATATTGTTTTTCAAATTCAGGATAGACATCTACAATAAGAAATTTTCTCCAAAAATCAACAAGACTGTTTTCATAAACAATTCTATATTCTTCTGATTCTGGGTTTCCAGCTAACAAAGCTTCTTCTTCTGCCCTTCTGTTAATGTCATTTTTTTCTTCAGAATTCATCCTAATATAATCTCTTAATCTAATACCTAATGTCATTGTATCGCTTGCAAGATCGGATTCGGTTGATAATTTCTGTAACATATTCCACATATTAGTAACATTTGTAGGATCTTCAGATTCTCCGATCATTATTCTAGACATTTCTGGCTTTTCTTTTGAAAGTTCGATAAGGTCTTCAGCCTTTCTTTCAACTCCTTTTCCCTCTAACAATCCCAATCCATTTCCATTCATTAAAATTGATTTTAATAATGGATTAACTTTATTCATTCCGGTAGTAATGAAATTTGAAAATCTAGGAACAGTATTATAAACTTGACCCATAATGTCATATGCCATATTGAATAAATCTTCATCCGACATAGTTAATGCAATAAATTGCCAAATGTCAACGCTTTCAACGTCTCCCAAATTAGTTCCTCGGATCATTTGATTCATATCATAAATATATTGTTTTTTAATTTCATCTTTTTGTTCTTGGGTAGGATTTTTGACTGCTTTTAATCTTTTGCTGTAGCCGCCTTCCGGTCGTTTAGGAAGAGCGATATTGACTAATAAATCTTCTATCTTTTCTTTCACTTTCTCATTTGCTTCTTCTTGATTCTCATAAGAGAAATATACTTGAGAAAAAATATCCATCATTTGACCGTAAATTTTTTCTTTAATATTTTTACTGTCAGATCTTGAGAAAATATCTGGATTAGAAATTGTATGTTCAAACTCAACTCCAGCTTCAGTTATTCCAATAAAACCGGCATATTCACTCCATGTATTTTTTAACAAATGTCCAGACTTTCTTAAATCTGAATCTTCTGTCGTGAGATCGAATGCATTTGAAAAATACGAAGAGCTTGGAATTGAAGGATGTGTAAATTTAACAAGACGAGAAACAGCTCTTCTTCCTTTATAGTTTTCTTCCCATGATTCTTTTAATTCATCTTCAGTTGTTTGACCAGATTTTATTTGGTCTTGTACGTTTTTCTGAGCTAAAAAATTCATAAAAGATAAATCTGATATCGGATTTTTTTGATTGGCTGTTTTGTTTTTCTCAACATTAATAAACAGATTAAGAATATGCGGAGCTAATTCATTCAAAATTTCATGATCTTGTTTTTTAATTGTTTCTGTTTTGCCAGTTGCTCTATTATATTCTGTTCTTTCTCCATTTCCAGGCGATAAAGTATCTCCTTTCTTCATGCCGGTCATAAAGGAGACGGATCCAAATTTTGCACTTCGTGTTACATATGTTTCCAAAGCTTTACGAACACTAATCGGTTCACCATCAAAAGATACCAGTTCTCCGTTACTGTCAAGTAAGTTGTCTCCTTCATTTCCATTTATCTGAGGATCTAAAAGATCAGAAACGACATCTGTGAAGAATTCAAAATAATGATTTCCAACAAGGATAGGAACTTCTTTAACCTGATCCGGTAAATCACGTCCCTTACCAGTAATATAAAATTGTATATTTAAGTCTTTTCCATCTATTGATATTTTGTTTTTAAGGCCCATTCTCTCTCGGATATCATCATTGTCATTTTTAGGTTTATAAAATTGATTTGCGACTATATTACACTCGGTTTTAAAATTACCATCTACAAAGTCTACCTGACAGCCATGTTCATACATGGCTATGGCTTCTGGACTTAATAGTGATTTTTCATAATCTGATAATAATTTAGGCGTATCTGCATCTTCAGGAGGAAGATCTCCACGGAAATCTGATTGAAAGTTAATTGCATTATTTGCCTCTGGCCCTGGCTGAGCTCCCCGCCACTGAAATTCACCAGTTTTTTTGTCATCTATCCAATAATGCCGTGAGGAGGACAATAGAGTTTTACTTTCACATATTTCTCCTCCCTTTCTAAACTTCCCACATGTCATGCAGAAATTAGCAACTACCGTAGGACGCTCATTGCTTTTAACGGTAGTGAACATAGCCTGCAAAACAAATTGTTTATCTTTTTCTATTGAATCTTTATAATAATCGATAATGTCTTCTGGAAAATTATTTCTTATAATTTCCATAAGCTTCTCTTTATTAAGGAGGGGACCACCTTCCTCTTTGTTTGTCGATAAAATTAAATCAATTTCGCTAGATGCTTCTCCGCCTAATCCATTCAAAAGTTCATCAATTGAAATATCCGCTGTGTCAGTTCCCTTTTTCGACAATAGATGCAGAACATGGTCTAGGGCATTAGGCCCTAATAGACTGTTTAAATTTCTTTTCAAAAACACATCAAGTATGTTTTCTCTAAAATCTGTATAAAAATCAAAATTCCTTTTGCCTTCTTTAATTTTTTCTTCATTTGACGAAACATTAAGATTGACTTTATCTAAAATATCGTTTTGATATTGATCAGAAAACATATTAAGTATTCTTTCTCTAGCCTGATCGAGAGGTATGTCTCCGGAAAGAATAATTTGTTCCATTTCCCTTAATGTCCTATCAAGAAGAACAGTATTAATTGATGGTTTATATCGAACCTGTTCCGGATCTTCTTCGTCTACCGTTTTAGATAATGGAATTCTAAGAAAACCATCAATTATAGCAAAACTTTCTTCATCTTCGTTTCCTATAGTAATCTTTGAATTTGTTTCCTGAACAATAGAATTTCCAAACCCCTCTTTTACCATCCTCCATAATTCTTGAAATGGAACTCCTTGCGTGGAAACCGATTCAGAACGAACAGATCCTTGGTTTAAAATATCAATAGCTTTTTCAAAAACTTCATCAAATGAAACTTGTCCGATTTGGGAGGAACCTTTATATTTCGGAAGGATATCTCTTCCGTATATTTTTTCACATGCAGCCTTAAGCCTACTATTGCCACTCTCAATAAACGCCTGAAGAAGTTTAGTTGCTTTTTCATTATCAAGCAAATCCATTGCCACTCTGTCTGCAAGACCAATTTCTGTCTGTTCTTGAGGCTGTATAATTGGTTCTACTGGTGGAAGTTCTTCAGTAATAATTTCTTCTGGAGCTTCGGGAACAGTTTCTTCCATAACAGGCTCTGGTATGGATTCTTGAATGGGTGTCTGAGCGGGAACAGATTCAGGCATTTGCTCTGGATATGCTATTGCTGGGGCTTCCGTTAATGTTGGGGATTCTATCTCTGGTTCCACAATCTCTTCAGGGACAATAGGTTCATTAACGATTGGCGGTGGTAATTCTTCTTTATCGCCACGATTTTTATTCCAATATTTTTTCGCTTCAAACGATGCATTTGGAACGTCTTTATATTTTTGTTCAAACGAATAATCTAAAGCTTCAGCAAAAGAAGATGTTTTTGAAGAAGTAGCAAAATTGAATAGATCTTGATAGTTTTCTTCCATCATGGACGATGTCTTGGGATGATTAGTTAACGCATATATTATATTATATACATATATCGGACTTGCCTCATCAGATTTCGCAGCAGATAAAAACCATTTAATCTGAGACTTGTCAAACCAATCTTTGTCAATAATATCTCCAACATTATGGAAATTAAGATTATGTAAACTAAGCCAATTAACAATTTCAAGATAATACCGATTATTCTGAAGCTGTTCATATTCCTCGGGAGTTGCAGCAGTCTTCAGTAAAACAATAGCATCATCAAATTGATGAAAAAGAAGCTCCCTTCGCAAACGGGGGATTTGTGCAATTTTGTTTATAGTTTGTCTTCCGTTCATGAAGATTTCTCCGTTAGTGAGATTTTGTTGGCAAAGCCACCCTTTCCCAGGATCTATCATCCTGTCTCTTCGTTCTGTTTTCTTTTAAATAATTGTCTTCTCTTCGTAAACTTTCTTCTGGAACTTCTTTTGGATCGACTGGAACCGCAAATATCCCAGCAAGTGGATTATCGTTTTTCGATGTCTCTGGTAAAAAATCTGGAGCAGTTTCAATATCACCTTTGGATATACTCATTTTTCTAGTTGCATTGTTCGTGATTGTATCCAATGCTTCTTCTTCCCAGTTACTACTTACATTATCTTTACGGTTTTGAAGAACATGATCCAATTGTTGTTTCAGCGAGGCTGCTTCATTCCCGGCTTTTATACTTAGATCTTTCTTTTTGTTAGCTTTGCTAACTATATCAAGATTTATTTCAGGAATTTTACCTGATTCAAAAGAAGATCTATTTGGAATAATCCCACCAGCAGTAACAGAAACATCGGCTGTCGTTTTTGCGGGAGTTACTTGTTCCCATTCTACTCTGGCCTCTACACTTGGCTGATGTCTTTGTTCTATGTTTTGCCGTCTTTGTTTTCCTGCCGCAATAGAATGCTCAGTATATTCCGATTCTTTTATTTCGAAATCTGGATTAAAAATACCTGGCTTATTGATAAGCGAAATATCTGTTCCGCCATAATTGGTTTCAACGCCAGCTCTAGAAGGTTTCAATGATTTTGAATCTTCTGGTCTATTTTCTATTTTAGTAGCAGGTTTTAGTTGCTCCCAATCTTCTCTTATGTTTGGCTTATCTGAAATGGGCATTTTTTCAGAAATGTTTCGTTCTGGGTCAGAAAACAGTCCCTTAAACAATTCTTGATTTATAGCAATTTTTCTCTTTTTATCAGATCCAAATTGGATTTCTTGATTTCCCATTATACATGTAGTCATTTTACTTCTCCTTTTTTTGCTTAAATTCATCGGGGAATTTATTGGTTTTTGATTTCGTATTTTTATTTGATTTTGATTTTTTCTGTTCTGTTTCATTTTTATCAGTAACCATTTCTTTCGCATACTCTGAAGGATATATATAATCCCAGAATCCAAACAATTTATTCCTTTCTTTATCATTTAAAGCATGAACTTTTCTATATAAAGCGACATTTAAAGCATTATCACTCATTTCAGCTACTTTTTTTATTCGATTTTGTTGAGATACAATTTCAATCCCTATATCTTCATAAGTTTTATAATGATCGCAAAGACTTCCTGGGGTTCCGTCCTCACCTACGAACATTGTAGTCTTAAAATTACCAGTTTCATCGACGCATGAACCGTTGCCCCATGGGCATGGAGGGATTCCTTCTGCGGAAGAAAGATGAATACAGGATTTGCAAATTTCACCAGGCTGTACGGAGTTTTCATGTAGACTGAAATCGAAAACTTTCTCTTCTTTAGGCATTTATATTCTCCTGATTTGAGCTTTTTTATTATACGATTTTTTAGATTCACTTTGTATTGGGTTTGATGTTGCCATATCTTTTGACCATGGAATATATCCTTCTCCAAAAACAATTGCTTTTATTTCCCCTAAAGACATTGATATAGAAGACAACAGATCTGTTGATCTTGTTTTGAGAAAATCACTCAAAACATGTTCTATCAATTGTGATTGATTGCTCATATCTGGAATCGTATATCCCTCAAATTCTTCCTGAATTAATTGTTCCTGTGTTTTTGTAGTTGTCCATTCCGCAATCGATTCCAAAGTTTTTTCCGCAACTTCAATAAATTTAACTAATGATTCTCCCTTATTAGACGCAGGGATAGATCCCTGATCAATCTTTCCAGATCCAAAACAAGAAAACAATCTTTCGAGAAATTGTGAATTTTTAGAGAAATTTTTCTGAACTGTTTCATATTCATCTAAAAATAAAGAGCCAGAAATTCCTAGATTTTTTGTCGGTGTTTTATAATGGAATGGTCCATTGGGGCCTGTTAGTTTAATCATTATATTTGATATTTTTTCTAAAATTGATTTTCCTGCAACGATATCCCCTTCTTGATAGGAAAATAATGCTTCTATATTTAAATGTTCAAGACTGTTTAAAAGAGAAATATATTTTTCTCCATTTTTAGTGTTTTTCATTATATAAGAAGATACAAAATCAAATGAATCTTTAATACCTTCCAAAAAACTTCTAAAATCCATAAGAATATTTTTTTCTTTACCTTTAAAATTTCCCTTTTCAGCCAGGGATAATGATTGGGATTGAGATTTTGCATGTTGAGAAAAATCAGTAATAAATGTTTTTTTATCTCCTTCAAGTCCAGGAGAATCTTTAATCTTTTCCTCTTCGCTTAGAGAAAACCATTGAGATGCCTCGAAAATCAAATCATTAATAGCATTTATTCCGACCGTTACATTTTTCATTCTAGACATTAAACCTATTGCCGGATCTGTGTTTTCTATTTCTTCCATCTTCTCTATGAATGTGTCTCTTTTTATCTCTACGAAAGACAAGAATAATTCTTTTATCTGATTAGCTGATAGACCAATATTTTTTCCGTTTAAAGATTGTCCTTTAGCAAGTTTCTCTAAAGCATCAAGAAAACTGGCGTAAGATGCTACCGAAACAGGAAGATTCTCTAAATCTTCTTTCGATTGAATTACATCAGATATCATCATATCTTCATTAACCTCTTTTGCTCTATCAGAGATAAATGATAACAGTTTGTTTAATGAATGTTTTTCTGATGATTGATCTGGAATATCAATTTGTGCATCTTTAGGTGTCTTTCTAGCAAGATTTTCTACAAAATCTTCATTAATCATAGTATCCTGAGAAAGTATCTGTTGAGCAAAACTCAAAAACGAATCATCAAAATCTAATTTTCCTTCATCATCCCTAAAAGACGCCGGTTTCAATCTCTCCCTTTGTCTCCGTACATATGCTTCTGTTTTCTCTTCATCAGACAAACCTTTTTCGTCAATTACTTTTGGGGCTTCTGGTATTTGTTCAGAAGCATCTTCAGAATAAAGAGAATCAATCAAAAATACAATATTTTCTTCGGTAAATAAATAAAAATTTGGAAATTGAGGATCGGGGATAGAAGATTCTCTGATTTTTAAGAATACATTAATAAAATTGTTTAATTTTTTAATAGAAAAACCATATTTTCTATGTATATTGTCAAGCAAATCTAATTGTTCTGCTTGTAATTCATCATATTTGTTTGAAAATCTTGTTGTTGCGACCTGTTCAATATCATTCAATTCATCTTCAGATAAAGAGCATAAATCGCTTCTGTCGAAAACACCTTCTTCATCTGCTCTTGAGTCAAGTGAATCTTGAAGCGAAGTTTGTATAAAATCAACACCTTCTTCGACATATCTTGCCAACTTACTGATTTCATCTTCTTGAACTTCTTTTTGGACATCTTTTACTGGAGGAATTTTACCTCTATTGAAATCTGGCTGTTTTATTCTCCAAGATTCTTTATTGTTAAGGAAATTCTTTTTTTTGTTTATTTTACAGAAATTATCTATAGTGCTGAAATTAAACACAATAAGTCTCCATTATTGTAGAATATAACTATCTCCGCTTCAAACAATGTTCTGTGATAAGTCTATAAAATACCTTTGTTGGCATACTCCCACAACTAAAGTTGAAGGATTCTTGATATCAACAACACAACTTAACTCTTCTCTGACGAGAAGAGCCAGTGGTTCTGTCTTCTTCACAAGCTGATGCCACAGCTCTTAATATATTCTTAGCAGCATTAAAGTCTCGGTCATGGACTGTGCCACAGGCACAGGTCCATTCTCGATCTTCTAATTGCAAGTTTTTATTAATCATCCCACAATTACTGCAAAGTTTACTGCTATTGAAATGTTGTCGAAGTAAGCATATCATCTTATGATGTCGTTTTCTACATCCTTCGTGAGACATTCCAATATTTTTTGCGATTTCCCTCCAGCTCTTATTGCCTTTATACCTTAGAGACAATATCTTCTGGTCTTTAGGGTCTAGGAAATCTACAACCATAGAAACATTAAGCATTTTAATATTTCTATCTATTTTCTCTACATCTATTTCGAAATATGAAGATTGACTGTTTGGAATACATTTACAATCAAACAATTCTAATATACTTTTAATTTTTTTTTCTGAATACCCTAACTTTTCTTTCAAATATTCTATCGTTGCATCCTGTCCCGTCTCTGCCAGGTACGATTTAATGCATTCTGACATCTTAAATGCCTCATGAGCTTTCTTTTCTGGCACATAAAAAAGAAATGCGTTCCTCCGTAAAGAAGAACGCATTTTGTTTCTGACATAGAATGAAGCAAATGTAGAAAAACGACCCTCCAAAGGATTAAAGCGATTGATTGCCTCAATAAGCCCTACGATCCCTTCCTGGATTAAATCTTCATAAGATTCCAAAAACGAATACCGTTTAGATATTGAAATTACTAACTTTAAATGTGATTGTATGATCCTCTCACGATTTTCCTGTTTATCCCTATTGGAAAACAGTTTCCTCTCCTCTAACTTGGAGAGGTTTGAAGAACATAGATATCCACTATATCCTGTTATATTCAACATATCTCCCTGCCATTATTTTTTCACGGGAGACAAAGCGACGGACCAAAAGCCCTTTCCTTTTTTCATGTTCCCCTCTTGACTATAAGGACAGTCTATCATGCCGAGCACAGTTTCAATCTTTTCTTCGATAATCTGTGCTCTTGATGATATCTCTCTTCCTTTAAGTTTCATGGTTAGTTTTACAGCATGACCATGAGAGAGAAATTTCGACATTTGAGATGTTTTGGTTTGTAAGTCATGAATTGCAGTAGACAAACCAATTTTAATTTCTTTCATCTTCTTTTGATGATTTTGCGACTTTTTCATTGTTCTTTGTCTGTGATACTCTTCTTTCCCTTTGTTGACAATTTTGCAAATGGGAATTTCTTGTTGCTGTACCTCAACTAGATCAAGATCTTTACTTTCCGCTATCAATAAAGCCTCTGATGTTGCAATCTGACCAACCATTTGCCCAGTTTCGTCAACAAGCATGATCTGCTTCGCTGTAATCTCGTCATTCTTTTGTGTTTTCACTTTGTCTCTTCTTTCTCCGTTTTATAGTATTATTATACGACATCTTTCATTTTGTGAAGAAGATATCTTCCCTCTTTGATTCTCCTTTGAGAGAAATCAAATATCTTTTCTACTTTTTCAAAGCAAATATAATTCATATTATTTTTCTTGGCAAACCAAGCAGTCTGACCTGAACCGGAAAAAGGATCAACTACAATATCTCCTGGTTCTCCAGTATAAGATAGGATTTTCCTCACAAGTTCACCTGGCAATTTGGTTGCTGTTTTCTCCATGCCAGTCCAGTTTTCTCTCTGAATTACCCAGACATCTTCCATGTCAGCATATCTGGCACTTTTATTCGATAATCCAATTTTCTCATCTTTTGTATACCGACAATATGGAAAGAATTTTCTCTTCTTTTCATTTATGCAATAATATAGGATATGATAATGTGATGTTATGAATTTTTTCGTGCAATTAACGCCAAACTGGTATTTCCAAATTATATGATTAATTTGAATAAATCCAGCATCTTCGGCAGCATTTAGAATAATACCAAGATTATTCCATCCACTGACAACAAATAAAGATCCACTTTCTTTAAGGATTCGTTTAGCCTGAATGATCCATTTATTTGTAAAATCAGCGTAGTCTTCGGGCTCGACTTCACTATAACCATCAATTACATTTTCTTTTTTTCGATTATAATTAGCCTGTTTACCATCAAAATTGATAGCAAATGGAGGGTCTGTAACAATAAGATCAACCGAATTATCTTCTATTTTTTCTTTCATTCCCCAAACAGCATCACAATTGTGAATGACGTTTAACTCCATGAAAAATATCTCTCTCCATCCCTTTTAGAAATCATCGACAAGTATAATCCTTTTCCCATGTGTTGATATGTTATTCTCATTTAGATCAATGCCACTAGCAGATTTCCAAATTCCGTATGGACGGTAGCAGGAATCACAGGACATAGCAGAACCAGTCCCTATTTGAGGTGTAGCACTGAATTGAATAGTTCGATTTTCCATGGCATCAGAAATTGCCTGGGCAAGATAACGGGGATCAATAGATTCAATAATGTCTTCAGGAGACTCAATGTCATCCATGTCGATGTCAAGGTTGTTTTCTAGATAATCGGTTATTGTTCTTTCTATAAATGCAGATAGTTTTTTCATTATTATTGTTTTTCTAAATTGGAAATTCAAATTCCTCTGAATCGTGACTCAGAAATTATACGACAAAACAACCATTTAAACCAGTAAATGGATTTTAGGTGTAAAAATATATCTGACACATGATTCAAAGACGGCGTTTTTCCCCTTGACATCTACCTCGGTATCGTATAAAATTACACCCTATTTGAATGGAGAATGACTATGAATGAGACTGGAAACGAAACGTTCAAACAAGATATATCTGTTGGAAAAACGCTTATTGAGATCTATAACCCAGGATGTGCCCCATGTGCAGTCATGCAAAAGGTTATCATCCCAGAAGTTGAAGGAGAAGTGAATGCCTTTGCATTGGATGCGTCGGCAAACATGAGGCTGATACAAGAACTTCAACCAATAATCGGCAACATAATGTCAGTTCCTGTGCTTCTTCTGTTTGAAAATGGGAACTTTATCAAAAGAAGAAATGGACTAGTTAATGTTGATGATCTAAGAGAATTTATTCAGTGAGGTGCGAAATGTCATACCAGATGATCCAGAATATCCCAGTGTGGGGTAATGATGTAGACGAAGACACCATGAGACAGACACAGATGTGTCTAGTTTCTGCAGAAAGAGGGGCTCTGATGGCCGATAATCATCTCGGTTACTCTCAGCCCATTGGTGGAGTTATTGCGTACAAAGGACTTATCTCGGTATCGGGATGTGGGTATGATATTGCCTGCGGAAACATGGCTGTTCGCCTTAAGATTAAGGCCGAAATTGCCAGAAGAGATATCAAACAAATAATGGATAAGATTTATAA